CTACCTGTTCGCCGGCACCATCCGCGACAATATCCGCTTCGTGGCGCCCGACGCCAGCGACGAGGAGATCGTGGCGGCGATGCGCGCGGCGTCCTGCGCCTACCTGCTGGAGCGCTCGCCCGAGGGCCTGGACACCGTGATCGGCGAGCGCGGCATGAAGCTGTCGGGCGGCGAGAAGCAGCGCCTGTCGATCGCACGCGCCCTGGTGCGCCAGCCGGCCCTGCTGATCTTCGACGAGGCGACCTCGGCCCTCGACTCGCTGACCGAGGAGCAGATCACCAACACGGTGCGCGAGATCTCGGCGCGCGCCACGCAAATCACCATCCTCATCGCGCACCGCCTGTCGACGGTGATGCATGCCGACACCATCTTCGTGCTGGAGAAGGGGCAGGTCGTCGAGCAGGGGTCGCACGCGGCGCTGCTGGAGGTGCGCGGGCTGTATTACGCGATGTGGCGCCAGCAGATCGGCGAGCGGCCGGTGCCGCCGGGCAGCGATTGAGGTAGCGACTGAGGCGGCGAATGAGGTAGCGACTGAGGTAGCGACTGAGGCGGCCGCGCCACGCGCGGCGGCCCCTGGTCAGGAGCTGGCAGCCTTCGATGTTGCAGCTCAACAGGTTTTGCTTCAGTATAATCAAGCGCTTTATCCAAATCTGCGCGCGCCGCACCCAACCTCTCTCCTTAGGATGTGTATGAACCCCGTCGTCAAAGTCATCAGCCTGGCACGTTCGCTCGATCGCAGGCAGTCCTTCTCGGAGAGGAACGCGCACGTCGCATTCGAATTCGCCGACGCCATCGACGGGCGCACCATCATGCACGAGGTCGACAATGCGCCGGACCTGTTCGAGCCGGGCCTGGACTACTCGCCGGGCGCCTTTGGTTGCGCGCTGTCGCACCTGGCGCTATGGCAGGAGGCGGCCGACAACGGCTATCCGGTGACGGTGGTGGAAGACGACGTGGTGCTGCGCCACGACTTCGAAGCGCAAAGCGCAGCCTTGCTGGCGCAGTTGCCGGAGGACTGGGACATGGTGGTATGGGCCTGGAACTTCGATTCCATCCTGTCGTTGAATGTGATGCCGGGCATCTCGCGCACGGTGATGGTGTTCGACCAGGACGGGTTGCGCAAGTCGCTGGGGCGTTTCCAGGCCATGCAGGACAAGCCCTGCGCCTTGCCGCTGGACCGCTGCCTGGGCACCCCGGCCTACACGATCAGCCCGGCGGGCGCGCGCAAGTTCATGCTCGAATGCTTCCCGCTGGAGAACTTCAACCTTGCCTTCCCGCTGCTGCCGACCCAGGTGCGCAACAACGGCATCGACATCGCGATGAACCGGGTGTATCCGGTCACCAATTCGTATTGCAGCATGCCGCCGCTGGCGGTCACGCCGAACGAACACGCGTCGTCGCTGATCCAGAACCAGCCTTGAGCGTCACGTAACCGAGGCGCCGGCCCGGAGCGGGCCGGCCGGCCTGTGTCAGCGTGCCTCGTTCTTCAGGCGCCACATCGACTTGCGGTCCTGGCGCGCATGGTAGGTCATGACGTCGTGCATGCAGCCCATGTTCTGGCTCAGGTCCTTGTACAGCTCGGTCACGGCCGGCTCGACCTTGTCGAGGTTCTGCTCGATCTCACGGGTGAGGGCGGCCACGTCGATGCGGTCGAGCACGGCGCGGAAGCCTTCGTGCGCGGCTTCGATCTCGCGGATCGTGGCCAGCACGCTGCCCGGATAGTTCGGGTACTCGAACACGGGCAGCGCCGAGATGGCGTCGCCCACGTCCTTGACGTCGACCGTCATGCCGCTGTCGACGTAGTTCGCCATTTCCAGGAAGCCGTTGTTGATCGATGCGTCCGACACCAGGGCGATGGTCGGGATCTGCTCGTCGGCCTTCTTGACGGTGTCGTACTGGGCCAGGATGTCGCTCTTGTTCTTCAGGTCGTGCAGCAGGAAGGTTTGCGGCTGGAAGCCGGCCGCCTTGTACAGGTGGCCGAGCGACCAGCCGGTTCCGCACAGGTCGACCACCAGCGATTTGTCGTCGGCGATACCCTGGAAGTAGCGCAGGTAGGACTCCGACGGATTGATGCGCGCCAGGCGGCTGGTGTAGAAGTACTCGGAGTCGACATGCCAGCCGGCGCGTTCCGAGAGCAGGCTGAAGATGCGCGAGAAGTACAGGCAGTCGCGGCTCGAGAACAGGATGTTCCGGATGCCGATCTTTTTCGCCAGCAGCTTCAGCACCACCGAGGTCAGCACCAGCATCGGGATGTTGTTGTTGATCTGCAGGAGGCGCTGCGACACCTTCTCGCGGCCCAGGTGGCTGTCGAGCTGGGTCAGGCGCACTTCGCGCACCACGCGCGCCAGTTGCTCGAAGCCTTCCTTGCGCAGGAAGCTCTCGTGGGCGCTGGGCGCGCTGTTGGTCAGCTGCTCGGCGAACAGGCCCGCGGCCAGCGGCGAATTGACGTCGGAATGCAGGTTGTCGCCGACGTGCTGCTCGAGCGCCAGCGAGGCGTGAATATCGGCCCAGATGCGGCCCGAATGCTTGCCGGCGCTGGAAATGACCAGCCCGACCTGCTTGCGCAGGCCGACCTTGTCGAGCAGGCGCAGGATGGCGGCGCGCGGCAGGTACATGTCGGTAACCAGGACGTCGCCGTTCTCGACCGCGTCGAGGTTTTCGCGGATGCCGATCGCATTCTCGACTTCGATGTCGATCTCGAGCCCTTTCAGCATCTCGGCCGTGTCGGCGTCGATGCCGAAATGCGCATGCAGGGCCCGATAGATATCGTCGAGCGTGTAAGGGCCGCCCGCCACCATCTGCTCGGCGCGGATGCGTTTCTGGATAAAGCCGTGCAGGCGCGCACGTTCCTCGACGGCCAGGAAAATGTTCTTCGGCTCGACGCAACGGCGGGCCAGGAGGGTATCGAAAATATCGAACGAATGGGGCTTGCGCATGGCGGTCCTCAGGCTTGTTTCTTCTGGTGGATGGTTCGGATTTGTCGCAAGTTACCATGCCCGGTCGGCTCCAACAAGCCGGGGCGGCCGGCATGTCCCGGAAGATGCGCACCACCGTGCTGCGGCCGGGGCGCTCGCGGCTGAGGGAAGCGGGCATCGGCTGCGGTAGAATCGCATCCTTTTCCCTCTCTCACCACACCACCGCGACCCATCATGGCAACCGAACCCAACCATCGCAAGCGGCGTGCACTCGTGACCGGGGCAAGCGGCTATGTCGGTTCGCAGCTGGCACGGCGCCTGGTTGCGGATGGCTGGGACGTGCACGTGCTGATGCGTCCGGCTTCCGACCTGGCGCCGCTGGCCACCGTGCGCGCGGCGCTGACCGTGCACCGCTTCGGCGGCGGTACACCGGCACTCGTCGGCATCCTGCGCGACGCCGCGCCGGATGCCGTCTTCCACCTCGCCGCCGCTTTCCTGGCCCAGCATCGTCCAGAAGACGTCGAGACGCTGGTGGAAGCGAACCTGCTGTTCTCTACCCAGCTGCTGGAAGCGATGGACGCCGCGGGCGTGCGCCTGTTGGTGAACACCGGCACCGCCTGGCAGCATTTCGACAACCGGGACTACGATCCGGTGAACCTGTACGCGGCCACCAAGCAGGCCTTCGAAGCGATTCTTGCGTATTACGTGAACGCGCGCGGTTTCGCGGCCGCCACGCTGGCGCTGTTCGATACCTATGGGCCGCACGATCCGCGCCCGAAGCTGATGAAAGCCCTGTGGCAGGCGGCACAGCACGGCAACAGGCTGGCGATGTCCTCGGGCGAGCAGCTGCTCGACATGGTGTATATCGACGACGTGGTCGACGCCTACCTGGCGGCCGAGCGTGCGCTGCGCGATGCGGGCCCGGTGCAGCTGCGCTACGGCGTGTCGTCGGGCGCGCCGCTGCGGCTGAAGGAACTGGTGGCGGCGTTCGGCCAGGCCACCGGCGCCCGCCTGGACGTGGGCTGGGGCGAGCGACCCGACCGTCCGCGCGACGTCAGGATCGCGTGGACGGGGTTTGCGCCGCCGCCCGGCTGGCAGGCGCGCGTGGGTTTTGCGGAAGGATTGCGGCGCATGGCGCAGGCCGAGGGCCTGGCCGCGGTGAAGGACACCTGATTCCCGGACGCCGCATGTGCGGTCAGATCATCCCGCGTTTGACGGCAATCAGGTTGACATCGGTGATCCCTGCAATGACATAGTCCCGGGTGCCGAACAACCGGTAGAACTCTTCGATTTTTCCGCCATGTTCACACTGGATGATGCTCGGCTGAAAGACCGTGTCCATCGCCGCGATCAGGTCCGCGTCCAGGCCTTCGACGTCGACCGACAGGAAGTCCAGGTCTGCTCCATGCCGGCGCATCAACTCGTTGATGTGTACATTCGGAATGGTCAGCTTCTCGACAATCCCTTGCTCCCCACCGAACTGCGAGAACTTGGAAATATGCTGGACTGATACCGACGATAACTCGTCCTTCTCGTGAACATAAAATTCCACGGTCGCATTGAAGGTATTGGTGACGGCGCAATTCAGGACCACATCGTTTGGACGCACGCTTGCCAGGCGCTCGGCCAGCTTCGGAATCGCCTCGACCAATACCCCTTTCGCCTCATGGTTCTTGCTGAAGAGGTAGGTGGCGCTGGTCTGCACAGGATGGTTGGCGCCGATCTCCATGTAGCGGACCGACTGCATCTCCCGGCCGGACCTCAGCATTATTGCGCGCAACAAGGCCTCGATGATCAAGTCCTCATTGCACTGCGAATAGGTCTCCTGGATATTCGTGGCAATCGGCGCCGGCTCGATGGCAAGCCGTTCACATTCATGGGTAATAAACGAATTGTGTGTTGTGTATTTCATCTTCATCGACTCCAAAAAATGTGTATCAGGCCCGCTCGGAGCGACGCAAACGACGCCCGGGATGTGGTATGGGAGCAGCTGCATGATTATAGGCGGTCTTTGTTGCCATGCCGATGGCCTCGCATGCTGAGCCGGCTGGCCCATTGCAGCTTGAGAGCATCCTCCACCTCCGGTAGAATGCGCCCCTTGCCCATCTTTTCCACGCGTCCATGCCGCTCCGCGGCAAGCCCCAGGCGCGCTCGTACCGCATGACTTATCGCCCCCGCACCCTCAGTGTCGCTCCGATGATGGACTGGACGGAGGAAGCGGTTTCCTCATAGGAAGAGGGTTCTTTTTGTAGCAATCTTGTAGCACGCTGATCAATTGCGTGCCGGATGATCGCCCCCATATGCTAAGGTAAGGCACATCGGGAAACAGAGGGCGTATCCGTAACAATCTGTAGCATAAGTGCCCGTGCTCTAATTGCTCATTTACAATAATGGCCTGTTTCTGCTACGCTTGCGCGATTGAAGTTTTTGCACCTTCTTTTCGATGGAGCATCCATGACGGTTGAGGTACTCGACGCTTTCACTGCCTTGGTAAAAAGCCAAGCTGACCGCGACATCATCTTGATCAGCAGAGCTATTTCACGAGAGCTGCACTACGATCTCTCCAAGCTAGTCGCCTCAGGGAGGCAGCATGATTTGTGCACCGTCTTTCTGACTACTCGGGGCGGCGATCCTGACGGTGGCTATCGGATGGCCCGGTGCCTTCAGCACCATTACAAACACATCAGATTGGTTATTCCGAGCCTGTGCAAGAGTGCAGGGACGCTGGTTGCCATTGGCGCACATGAGTTAGTGATTGGCGACTTGGGCGAGCTCGGCCCGTTGGATATTCAGGTACGCAAGTCGTCAGAGCTGGAAGAGCGAAGCTCGGGGCTGGACATCATTCAGGCGCTCGGTGCCGCAGAGGGGCATGCTCATCAGGCATTCCAGAGCGCTTTGATCTCCATCAGACGAGGTGGGCGATTGTCCACTAAACTGGCAGGAGAATTCGCTGCTAATCTGGCGATCGGAATGGTAGCTCCTCTGTACAATCAGATCGACCCCAATCGTTTGGGGGAAATGCAACGGGCAATGAAAATTGCCACGGATTATGGCGAGCGTTTGAACCGGGCGTCGAAAGCGTTGCGACCGGATGCGCTCGACACCTTGGTGTCGGAGTACCCGTCACACAGTTTTGTGATCGATAGAAAAGAGGCACAAGACCTTTTTACGTCGGTTCAAAAACCAACAGCAGAAGAAGCAGAATTTGCAAGTCAACTATGGCACATTCTGGGCGAGCAAATGGGCATAGGACCCATCTTCGTCCGAGATGACAAGCCAAAAACGGGAGTGGATCATGATGGAATTATTGAAGGCAATGTCGAGCACGAACCAGAAGCAGAGCCAGGAGAAGTCGAACCAGCTCCAGGAGCGCCAGATGCGCAAGGCTAGTGAATTTGCCCGGAAGGTGTATGAGCGCCAAGTTGGTCATGAGAACAAACAGAAGACCGCATACGCTTAAGCCTCCTGTCCCCCAAAAAAGCCCGCTCTCATGCGGGCTTTTTTATTGCATTTATCCTGCAGGCTAACGCGGCCTTAGTAGCCTGTCGCGGAGGATGCGCTCAACGGCGTCGCCGAGCGTCATGTCCTTAAACTTAATGTACTTCTCAAGCGCTCGCTGGACTTCCTGCGAGACCACTACCTGGGGAAGCAAGGTCTTGCCCGCTGCCTCCAGTTTCGCAAGTCGCCGAGCCTGTCGCTGTGAGCCGGTGAGCGCCTTCCCAGTGGGCTTTCTTCCGCGTTTGGGTGCGGACTTCGCTGCTTCCGCAGCATCGTGAGTTGTCTCCATCGCCATTACTCCCATAAGGAATTATCGTGAACATTCACGAATTTGCTATGGGCTTTTTTCCTGCCGCCCTGAGCGCGTCAACGTAGGCAGCCACATCGCGGATGTCCGCGTGCAGTGGATCGCCGGCCATCGGAATAGGGAAGGTGTTTGCGGAACGGTGGTTATACGCCGTCTTGATCGACATGCCGATCGCATTGCATACCTCTTTGAGGGTCAAGCGTGGCTTGTTGTAAATCGACAAGAGCATGAATTCGGTTTGCATTTTAAAACTCGTCTTTGTGTTGGCAGATCCGACCAAGGCTTTGCCCCGGCCGGCTTCGATCAGGCGCTCTAAATTTCCAATATGACGCGGTGCCCGATCCCGATCTTTCCTGGCGTCGGGTGCGGCTGGTACCAGCAGAGGTAGCGCACGCCATCGTTGTCGCGCATCCAGCACTTGCCGTCGTAGGTGCCGGATGGATAGGTGCTGGAATACTCGGGTAGGCTGGCGATCTGGCGCCGCGTTAGAAGCACATGCTTGTCGTCCATTGGTGCCTCACGGATGTCGCTCGGCTGACGCCAGTGGCGACCCAGCGGGTCGGTCATTGCCGGGATCATGCGGCACCGCCGTTCGCAGTCCAGTCGGTCATCGGGCTGGCCACGCCCAGTTGCTCGTGATCCCGCACGCCGGCTTCGAGCAGGTCTGCAGTCGCCATACACGAGGAACAGTCGCAAAGTTGTCCGCCACATTCGCACTGCATGTAGCCGGCCACATCGAGGATGTCTATCTGCGGCCTGGCTTCGAAGCGAGGTATGCGCAGGCAACCTTGGCATAAGCAGCGATAGGTAAGCGGCGTAGCGTGCAGCAGCGCTTTCGACAACAGCCAGCTTTCACCAGCATCCATGGCGGCGAGGAAGGCCTCGAGTTCGGCGGGACCTTCTGCTGCTGGGAAATCGGCACTTGCAATTACCTGGCCGGCTTGCACCAGCTGCAGCTCCCAGCCGCCCCCTTGGGCAGCTTCGCGTGCACCAACCGCATACGAGTAGTGCGGCAAGGTCGCATCGGTTAGTCGTTTCATTACGCGGCCTCCTGGGTTTTGATCAGCTGCGGCGCCGGCGCAGGCGTGCTCGAGTCAAAGCCGCCCATGTCGAGCTCGTGCAAGAGGTAGTCGCGGAAAGACTCCACACCGCCACACGCAATCTCATGCAGGATCGCGTGGTAAAACGCCTTGTCGCGGGCCGGTGGGACGTCGATCACGGTGAAGCGGCGGCAACCTGCTGGAGTAGAGAAGTCTTCTGCTCCGCTCTGGAAAATGAAGTTGAGCGTGTTCGGGACTGCGCGCGGTTCACGGCCCCTGGAATGAAGGACGATTTCGGAAGCGGTCATGTAGCGCTTCATCCACATTGCGTCGGTCTCCGAGAAGCAGCCGTCAACAATGACCAACCCGCCGTCGCTGGCCCAGTCGTTGAAGATGTTCTGCAGCTGATAGCTCCGTATCCACGGAGCTTCGTTATGGAACAGTTGCGCCACGACGTAGCGCAGAAAAAGAGTTTTCCCAGAACCGGCGCCACCGTTGAAAACGACCGCCGTCGACATGCGTGCGCCTGGTGTGCGCAGCTGCTGCGCCAGCCACCGGAGAACCCAGATGCGCATGGCGTCGTCATGGTCACAAAGGTGCGCGAGCAGGGTCATGATGTTGCCGAATGGGGCAGGGCGCATGTCTGCTGCTGCGTCGAGGTCGCGCACGCTCTTCTGCAGCAGCGCAACGCCTGCAATGGTAGAGGCAGTAAAGCGGCGGACCGCAGCGTTGAATTGAATGGCGGCGTTTTTCAGATCGATTTTTCTCATGGCTTTGTTGTCGTTCGTAGGTGTATAGGGTCATGCAAAACTGCGCTTATGCAGCAACTTCGGTGCTGCAGGCTGAAAATGGATACGCTTCTGCCGGCGGCTTTTCTCTAGTCCAAACGCCACCTGGTGCGTAGTGGTAACCGGCCTCTGTGGCCACTTCGAGAAGCACTTGGGTCAGTTCCCCGCGTGGAGACAGGTGGATCGCATCGGTCAGTTCGCTTAGCCGTTCCGGCTGGTTGCGGACAAACTCAACCAGGTCAGCCCTGTGCATGCTTTTCACGTCGATAGGCGTCGACGTCGTCAGTTCGGTGAGGTCGGCTTGCGCGACTAAGCGATAGACGCCGCCATAGGGTGCGTAGCCGAGCTGACTGGCGGCGTCGACGAAGGCGGCCGTCAGCTCATCAGTGCCGCGATCGATAATTGCGCGTGCCAGGTCGTTGATCTGATCGGGGTTGGCTTCGATGAAGCCGAGTAGCTCGCCCGGCTGCAGCTTGGCCAGGTCAGGCGTAACGCTCCCGGCCTTTGCTGGCTCTGCATCAGCAGCGGCCGCCTTCTTAGCCTTCTGCTGCGCTGCCGGCTTTTTCTTCTTGTCGGCCTTGGCCTTTGCCTCAGCGTCAACCTCAGCGCGGATCTTCTTTGCATCGACCTTGGTGCGGACCGCGAAGGCGAGAATGTGCTCGGGCTTGGCTTTTGGATCGGTGTACACGCTGATGTCGAGTTCGCGGCAGAGCGAGCAATCGCGGATGAACTGGTTCAGCTGAGCTGGCGTCAATGCGGCGACGGCCTTCTTGATGTTCTCGCGGTACGGGTAGGCGACCGTCGCTTCGGTCCAGCCATACAGCTCCATCAGAAATTTCTTTGCAATCGTTCCGCCTGGCAGGCTGTCAAACATCTGCGCAGCGATGAGGCGAAGGTCCTCGTCGACCAGGTTCATCATCAGCGAGGCGTCGTGCGTTGCCTGCAGCAGGCGCTTGCGGTACTCGCGCTCGAGCTTTGCCGCAGCCTCCATCTCCTTTTCACGCGCGCTGCTCGAGCTCGACTTTTGCGGGACCGCCAGGCCTTTTGCCTGCAGTGCTGGCACTAGGTCGTCGAGCTTGATGATGTGGTGCAGCGTCTTGTCGTCGCTGCTCTCCAGGAGAGTCGTTTGCGGGAGGCTCTTGCCCAACATTTGGCGGTACGTGCGGTTCTTTTCGTCGGACCAGACCTTCTCGTCGACGGCGACATACCCACCGTTGAGACTTGTCGGGCCATAACGCATCACCTTTTTCGCCTCGGCGCCAGACAGGATAATCATTCCCGCGTTTCGCGCCTCCAGCTTGACGTTCTCGCGATGCTTCTCTTCCTTAGCTTTGAAGCACGTTGGATCGGTGCAGACGTCTGCACTGACGCCCTCGAACACCTCGGGCTGATTGCCGGCACGTTGCGGGCACGTGGTGCACGGGCCAAGGGCTGGTATCAGGGTTGCATCCGCAATCTTGAACACTGCTTTCTTCAGGTTCAGCATGTAGTTGCGTTCAACGTGGGTGACTGCCGTCCGATAAGACATGACCCCACCCCAATCGCTGGTGACCTCTTTGAGGCATTTCTCCTGAAGTGTCTTCACTGGAATGCGTGCGATCAGCAGGGCGATCGATGCCGAGATTTTGTTCTCGAAAAAAACATCACGGGCCTTCTCGGTCAGGGCGCAGAGCTTCAGGCGGCCGTAGATGTACGAGCGGCTTTTGTTGACCTCCTCGGCCAGCTGGTCGGCGTTGTACCCGTGCTGCTGCATCAGCAACTGGTATCCCTCCGCCTCCTCAATCGGATGCGGATCTTCACGCTGCAGGTTCTCAAGGATGCGGATCTTGGCCGCGTCCAGGTCGCTCAGATTGCGGCACAGTGCTGGGATCGTGGTCATGCCGGCGATGATCGATGCGCGGTAACGGCGCTCGCCAGCGACGATCTCGTATTCCTCCGGCGCCTCCTGGGTCGGCGTGACTGGGCGGATCAGGATCGGCTGCGCAACGCCCATCGCCTTGATGCTGGCGGCCAGCTCCTGCAGCGCGAGTTCATTGAAGCGCTTGCGATTGTCGGGAGACGGGCGCATGCGCACCAGTGGGTACAGGCCGTAGACGCCCTGGTCGGTGACGAGTTCGTCGACAACGATGGTCGAAGCGGCCGGCGCCAGGGTGGTGATAGCAGTATTGGTCATGCGTGCTCCATGCGCGTTTTCCGTGCGCGCTTAGGTGGTGCGCCAGCAGGGGCTGGATTGACGGTGAAGAAGCCAATATCGAACTCTGCCCGTGGCATGCGGATGTGTACGAGCCAACCAGTGAACCCTGGCTTGGGCTGCAGTGGTGCCCGCACAGGCTCCGCGACCTCAATGCCCCGCGAGCGCATCAGCTCGAAAACCTTGGGAAGTTCGAGGCGGCGGCCGTCAGTAGAGACCTGCTCTGCCGAACATGCGTGAGTGGCGCAAAACGAATTCAAAGCGGCCAGATCGCGAGCGGCTTCTAGCGCGCAATGCAGTTCGCCGGTGCCTAAGCGTGAGGCCATGGTCATGCCGGCCTCACTGAAATGCTGTAGATACGATCGCCCTGTTGTTCGGCTGCAGAGTCGTAGGCCAATGCTGCTGATGGTGCGATGGCGTAGTACATCCGCGGTTGCCCGCCTGTTCGAACTGTCACGTGAAAGCGCCGCATATTGCCTCCTGTAGTGGGAAGTGATAACGGCTCAATATTACTAAACGGTAATGAGGTACGTCAACACCGTTTGGTAATATTCGGGATATTGCGGGAATTTGGGCGAAAAAAACCGACACTCTAGGCGTCGGCAGTCAGTGAAAAAATGTCATCTACTGTATATTTGTACAGTAATTTTAGTGTAGGATATTACGCACACGTAATATTGCGCGTGCAGAACGCAGGTGGCGACGTGGAAGAGTATTTCAAAGAGATGAAGGAAGCGCTCCGGGCGATGACCCCGGAGGCGCGGAAGGAGATGCTGAAGCTGGCAAGGGCAATGGCTGCAAGGTATCCCGCCCAGGCTCAGCCATTGCTACGATTGGTGAGCGGAACCCGTTCCTAGCTCGCTGGTAGCGGCCGATTCAGCCGCAATTTCGACGAGACCTTTTCCAGCGTCGCCCGCGTGACGGTAGTGCGTCAATAAGTCCAATTCTCGCTGTGTAACGTACACCAGAGCCATCCACTGCGGCTCTACCGTTTCCACGATCCTGAGCCGTGCTCCTTGGCCGATCTTCTGAGGCTCGTTCGCGTTCGGCGCCGTGTCGTCGACTGGAGTATCCAGCCACCCTGTAGGTAAGTTGGATTTAGCTTCGAGCTTTCTGGCTTTTCTTTCCCCGAACGATTTTTTTGTGCGAAGCAGAGCCGAGATCTCGCCCTGGTTCTCGCCCGTCTCGTCGATGTACCTGGCCTGCGAGCCCTCGTATCGCTCGTCTATCAGCTGCGCCAGTCGCGCCCGCCGGATGTCTTGAATTTCCATAACTCCGATTGTCCTAGCCGATTACTAAAGAGTAAATCACCAAATGGTATTGACTTTTCTCATTACCGTTTAGTAATATGCTTGCCCATGGACAAACTACTTCGATTTCTCAACGCCCTGACAAAGGGCGAGCGCACTGTTTTTTGTGCTGCGTGTGAAACCAGCGAGCGCTATTTGCGAAAAGCGGTTAGCGCGCACCAGCGACTCGGCGCAGACCTGTGCATCAAGATCGACAAAGCCTCGAAGGGCGAGATCCGCTGTGAGGATCTTCGTCCCGATGTTGACTGGGCCTACCTCCGAGAGTCAGTCAAGCAGCCAAGTTGTGATGACAACGAAGAGATGTGAGGCCAGGAGTGCGAACGGTGAAGAATCGAACGCGAGTCGATATGGAAATAGTAAGGCGCTCGTTGCAAAACGGGCAACCACAAGAAAAGGGGTTCACTGTGGATATTAAGAAATCTTTTCTCTCGATGATCAAGGCTTTTCCTGGCGGATGGGATGCCATGACGGGCGCTTTGGGTATGAGCCGTGATGCCCTCGAAAACCGCATCTTCGAACGCAAGGGCCAGGGGGTTCTCGTCGAAACCGCACTGCAGATGCAGAAGCTCTCAGATACGACATGTTTCGCTGAGGCGGTCGCAGCAGTAAGTGGGGGTACGTTCGTCAAGCTGCCGGAAGTCGAGGTAGAGAACGCCGACATCCTGCGCAAATTCAATGAGCTTTATGCGGAGCTGGGCCGCTTCTCGAGCGATTTTAACCAGGCCACAGCGGACGACGAGATCGATCGCCGGGAGGAGGCGCTGCTGCGCGACGATGCCGACCGGATGCATAAGACGCTGTCCGAGCTGGTTGCGCTCACGATGCGCGTGTATCGCAAGCCAGCGGGTCAGGAGGGAGCATGACAACTGGCGCACGATTCGCTGAATGTGCCGACCTGGTCAGCGTAGGCGTACCGGCTACCACCACTGGCCCCGCGCCAGTTACGCGCCCCCTTTCCCCCGGGAATAGGGCACCCATCCGCGTGATGCGGCCGGGCGCATTTGACTACCGCGATATCCCATCGCTGTGCGGCCAGACACGCGTGCCGTTCAAAAGCAGCATTACGATCACCGACGAGGCAAAGCAAGGATGAGCAGCGAGCAACAAGTTTTGGCTCAGATGGTCGAGAGTGGTATTTCGCGACTTCCGCCAACGCCGCTGATCACCACTGGAAAATTCAGGCGTTTCGGGAAGGACAGCAAGGGCTGGTACATCCTGCGCGAGCTCGAATTGGACAGCGGCAAAACGGTGCTGACGGGTGCGTTCGGTTGGTTCCAGGGTGAGAACCGCAATACGGTGCCAGTCAAGGTCGACGCTGAAGCAATGTCGCCCGAAGATCGCCAGGCATATAAACGCAAGCTGCGCGAAGCGGAAAAGGCCGAGGAGGAGAAGCGTCAGCGCGAGATTCGTCTCGCAGCCAACCGTGCGCGTGACCAGTGGAATAAGGCTGCTGGCGTGCCGGTCGCGCATCCCTACCTGGTGCGCAAACAGGTTCCGGGCGAGGGGGTGCGTGTAGGCCATGACGGTATGTTACTCATCCCTCTCGTGCGCGATGGCCAGCTGCTCGGCCTGCAAAAGATCAGCGCGGCCGGCGTGAAAAAGCTGAATGCCGGCATGGATGCGATCGGCGTCATGCACGTGCTTGGCCAGCTCGACGGTGCGCCCGTCATCGCCCTGGGTGAGGGATATGCGACCTGTGCTAGCGCACGTCTGGCGCTCGCGCCTGGCTATGACTTGCCTGTCGTCGTCGCCCTGAATGCCGGCAACCTGATTCACGCCGCCCGCTGGTTGCGTAAGCACTACCCGACTGCGCACCTGCTGTTCCTCGCTGACGACGATTACCTGCTTGCCGAGCGGTTTGCCAGGCTCCTGCAGGACGAATTCAAGATCTCGTCGCCGGCGCCGATCGACGGCGTCACGCATCGCGTGGTTGCCGATGATGGTGAGACCGTCGACGTTATGGCCACCTGGCGTGCGGACATCAACGGTATCCGGTACATCAGCACCGATATCCGCAGGGGTAGGGCGGTCAGCTCGCCCACGTTCTCGAACGCTGGCGTCTCAAGTTGCCACACTGCGGCCAGAGAAGTGGGCAATGCTTCGGTCGCTATTCCATTGTTTGCCGTCGACCGGGCCGGCCGCAAGCTGACCGACTTCAACGACCTGCATATCGAGGAAGGGCTCGACAAGGTCGCGGCGCAGATCGGGGTTTCCCTTCTCGCTGCGGAGCAGCGCAATGTGGACTCCCTGCCTGCACCCGCGCAAGCGGCCGAGGTGCCACTGCAGCCTGCGGCCGTCCTCTCCCTCGCTGCGCAGCAGCACAATACTCAGCCCTTCACCCCATCCGCGCCAGCGGTCGTGCAGGCACCGCAGTCGGGACCGATCCTTCCCTTCGCTGCGCAGCAGCGCACGACCGGTTCTCCCGCCCCCTCTCCGGCGGCGGCCGCAGCCGACGATTCATTTTCGGAGGGTTCGGTCCCAAATTCCCCCCCTCCCCCCGGTGCGGAGCAGCCGCGCGCGAGCGCGACAGGCGAGACGCCTGCGGAAATCGCGGCGCGATTTGACGAGGAAGCGGCTGGCAGTGGGGCGAAAACGCCACCAGCTGGCGACCGCTCCGCGCCGGGGGAGGGGGGCAACGACGAGGCGCCGCATAAGAAGGACAAGCCCAAGAAGGTCTACGGGCAGGCCCACTGGGACGCCGTCGACGACGTGCTCGAGAACTTCATCCTGATCTACGGCGAAGACCTGGTATGGGACTGCCGGCAGCGCATGCTGATGAAGGTCTCGGCCATGCGCACCATCGTGGCCAACAACGATGTGATGAAGTTCTGGTCCGGCGAGTCGCGTAAGTGGGTGCTGAAAAAGAACATCGTGTTCGATCCGACCGAGGCTCCCAGTCCGGCCAAGAGCGGTCCCACGGCGACGGTCAACCTGTTCAGCGGCTGGAAGATGCGCCCGAAGAAGGGCAACTGCATGCAGATCCAGGTGCTGCTGTCGCACCTGTGTGACGGCAACGACGACCTGGCGACGTGGATACTGCGCTGGCTCGCCTACCCGCTGCGCAACCCAGGCGCGAAGATGGAAACCTCGATCATCATGCACGGCGACGAGGGCAGCGGTAAAAACTTCTTCTTCGAGAAGGTGGTCAAGGCCATTTACGGCGAGTACGGCTACGTCATCGGCAATGCGCAGCTGGAGTCGAACTTCAACGACTGGGCATCCATGAAGCTGTTCATGGTGGCCGACGAGGTGGTAACTCGGGCCGAGCTTAAGCAGATGAAGGGCAAGCTCAAGTACCTGGTGTCGGGCGACACCGTCATTGTCAATCCGAAGGGGCTGCCCGAGCACAGCGAAGCGAACCAGATGAACTTCGTGTTCCTGTCGAACGAGCTGCAGCCGCTCGCCCTGGACAAGACTGATCGCCGCTACCTGGTGGTGTGGACGCCGCCGGCGCTCGGCCGCGAGTTCTACGTGGGGGTGGCCAATGAGATCAAGGCGGGCGGCATCGAGGCCTTCTACCACTACCTGGTGTACGAGCTGGACATGGGTGACTTCAACGAGCACACGAAGCCGCTCTACAACGAGGCCAAGGACAAGCTCATCGAAAAGAGCCTGGCGCCGGCCGAGCGCTTTTACCGCGAGTGGTCGAAAGGTCTGCTTCCTTTGCCATTCATCACGTGCGGCGTGCAGCAGCTATATGACGCCTTCCAGGTGTGGTGCAACCGGTCGGGCGAATCGAAGTACACGTCACTGACCATTTTCAGCCCGACCGTCGAGCGCTATGCCGGCAGCGTTCTGCAGAAGAAAGCAATCCTCTACGAGTACGGCGAGAAGGTGAAGCAGCGGTTCGTGTTCCTGGTGGGCGACCAGCCGCATGGCAAGTCTTTCCGCGAGTGGGCGGAGGATGCCTGTGGCCTGTTCGATTCACAGCTGAAGTCGTACCGCGCGCGTGGCGTGGGTGATGTTGAGGGTTGACCGTCCACATTGCTACTAGCTCCAACATGCGTAAGTCTTTGAATAATAAAGCGATGTGGAAGGTATTGAGGGTATTGGTGGTTTTTTGAGGCTCCATGCGCGTGCGCACGTGAGTAATAAGGCGAGCCAAGAGAAGAAGCGACGAGATTAATTGCTGTCTGATTTTATTTAAACCATCAATAGTCTCAATACTGTCAATAAAGACAATGAAAACAATGAGTTAAGTATGTTGAGGGTATGTTGACGGTGTTGAGGGTTTGCTAAAAAGAAACTTTAGGAAATTCAGGAGGCAGGGGATGGCAAGAGGAAGCATGCGCGAACAGATGCCGACAGTGGCGGCCTGGATCGATCAGATGCGGGCAGCGTTCGGCAAAGAGCACATCGATCGGCAGATCCGGGCCGGTATGAAAGGGCAGCCAGTCTTCTTCGCCAGCGAGAACGGGCACACACTCGGGACGAAGCCAAGGCGCGGCTGGCGGGTACTAAAGGATGAGCGGGGTAACCCGATAGCAGTAGATGGCGATGGCAAACGGTGGCGATATGTGGACGGCGAGTACCGTCCTGTGGATCAAGGGGAAACGTGATGGGAGTGATAGGTATGGAAGCAGGGCAGCAAGGCATTTTTCAGGACGCAGGGCAGGCCGTGCACGTGGCCTTCGTGGTCTTGGGGCAGGAGGCGTCGCATGGCACGCCATTCAGGACGGCGCTGCTGCGGGTAATGGAGCAATCCACCCTGGACGTGGGCCAGCAGCACTGGCTCGATCAGCTGCGCGGTGATCGGGCCGGCACGGTGGACTTTGTAGGCCTCAGCACGCTCGACGTGCGCGCGCAATGCGCACTGATTGCTCAGGCGATCAAGAAGCTGCCTGAGGTCGAGATGTGTGTCCTGCAGGCGAAATACGGGCAGACCGACTTCGAGGATGTCGCCGGCGTACGGCGGTTCGCTTTCTCGGCCGAGCGGATCGCGGCCATTCACGGGCTGTCGAAGTGGATGGCGCCGATGTTCTCACGCATCAAGCCGCTAGCCCTGGACTGCATGCTTGGCCGGATGTTCGCCAACCATAAGCGGATCGACATCAGCGCGCGCGATCTGGCGGCGCAGTTTGGAGGGTGTCACAAGAAATACATCCGCGCTTCGTACAAGATGAAAAACCATCTGCGCATGCTCGAGGAGAAGGCGATCGCTCGGCTCGGGCCATATTTTGCTGAGCATGGCCTAATTCGTGAGGATAGTGTTGCTGAATCTGTGCAGCATTACTGCTAATTGGAAATAATGCGTTGACGCAATCGCCCCAGCTCAGCTATATTTTCGCCATGCTCGCAGTCAATGTAAGCAAAGCCCGCTGATGCGGGCTTTTTTGCGTTTACAGCCTGCATCGCAGCGTCCAGGCTCTGCGTCTCCCCTTGCACCGATGGGTGCTTCAGCCCCGCCAGGCATCGTGCCGGCGGGGCATTTTTTCGGAAGATGTGCTGCGCAAGAATCTCAACGACGAAAGGTGGTGATCCTGTCTCGATCCGCTGGAAAGCGGGGGATACAAGGCTTCATGTTCGTTTTCGCCCGGATCATCCGGGCTTTTTTATTCCCAGGACACGGCGTCATCTTAAAGCGAGCGGCGCCGTATCCCAAGCACTATGTTGGACGGAACTCAGCGAAAAGTTGTGGCTGTGTAGACGTCTGCACTCAGGAGAACCCGATGGCTGTTGACGTGCGCGATGCGATCAGGCAGCTCACGGCGGGTATGCAGCTGGAGGAGAAGCAGCTCAAGTTCGCTACCCGCGTGGCCTTGACCCGCGTGGCCAAGAAGGCCGAGGCTGCCGAGGGCCGCGAGATGCGGGACATCTTCGACCGGCCTACGCCGTTCACCATGTCTGGCCTGTTCGTTCGGCCAGCGACAGCGACCAACCTCACGGCTGAAGTGAAGCTGAAGGACTTTGCTGGCAAGAGCAGCTCTCCAGCGGCTACCTACCTGGCTGCGCAAATCAAGGGCGGCATGCGCGGCGAGAAGCGCTTCGAGCGTGCGCTGCGGTCTGTTGGTGCGCTGCCACCTGGCCACCGCGTGGTGCCGGGCGAGGGCGCCGATGTCGATTCGTACGGCAACATGAGCAGGGGCCAGATCGTCCAGATCCTGGCGTACTTCCGCGCATTTCCCGAGGCTGGCTACAAGGCCAACATGACCGACAAGCGCCGACAGGCCTTGGCGCGCGGGTCTAGAACCAGGCAGGGCGTTTCGTACTTCTGTGGCAGTCCTGGTGACCGCCTGCCGATGGGCATCTGGCAGCGTGTTCATTTCGCCCAGGGCACGGCGCTCAAGCCGGTCATGATCTTCGTTCGATCTGCAATCTACCAGGCCGTGTTCGACTTTCAGTACGTCGCGGAGTCGACGGTCGAGCGCGAGTTTCCTGCCGAGTTCGCCGCCGCTCTGGCCCAGGCGCGAGCCACCCAGCGGTAGGCCCGAGCGTTCCCAAGGTACTCCGGCGAGGGGGGCCTTCAAGGGTAATTCGAACCCCGAGTTTTCTCTAGTCACATACCCATCCTAAGGGGGTTGTATTGTCGGACCTTGACCTTTCCAAGCCTATGACCCAGGCAGCGTTCGGTGCGCTCGTCGGTGTCAGCCAGCAGGCGATCGGCAACCTGGTCGGACGCGGCATCCTCGACACCAGCGTGCTTGGTCACCAGTTGCTGCAGACCTACTGTTCGCATCTGCGGGAGCAGGCCGCCGGCCGCGCGACCAATGGCGAACTGGATCTCGCGACCGAGCGCGCAGGCCTGGCCAAGGCCCAGCGTGAAAAGATCGAGATGCAGAACGCGGTAACGCGCAGCGAGCTGGCGCCCGTGGCGTTGATCGAGGAAGTGCTGGGCCGCGCGGGCAGCAAGATCGCCGGCATCTTCGATGCCATCCCTGGCGGGGTGCGGCGCCGCGTGCCGAGCCTGCCGGCGGACGAGATCAAGAACATCGCGGCCGAGATTGCGCGTGTGCGCAACATCGTCGCCGGCATGTCCTTGGCCGATCTTCGGAGCGACGGGGAGGAGGGTGATGACGACGAGGCACCGGAAGAGGAGCTCGACGTATGAGCGCCATGCACGAGGTCGTGAACTGGCAATCGCCCGAGCTGGCCAAGACGGTGACGCGCGGTCTGGGCACCTTCGGTGTGCCGGCGCCGTTGACGCTCGAGGAGTGGGCGCGGCAGCACTTCTACCTGTCCAAGGAGTCGTCCTACGTCGAGCAGAGCTGGGTGCCGTGGCCGTTCCAGCGGGCGATCCTGGCCTGCATCAGTAACGACGACATCCGCAATATCGACTTCAAGAAGTCGGCTCGCGTGGGCTACACAAAGATGCTGCTCGCGGCGGTCGGATACTTCGCTGAACACAAGCGCAGGAACCAGGCGTTGTGGCAACCGACCGATGGAGACAGCGACGAGTTCGTGAAGACTGAACTCGACACGATGCTGCGCGATGTGAAGATCATGCGCAAGGCGATGCCGGCGCACGTGTCCCGGCACAAGGACAACACGCTCGCGCAGAAGCGATTCCTCGGCTGCCTGCTGCACACGCGCGGCGGGACAGCTGCGCGCGCGTATCGCCGGATCTCGGTCGACGTGGCCCTGCTCGACGAGCTGGATGCGTTCGACCGCGACATCGAAAAGGAGGGCTCGCCCGACGTGCTGGCGGAGAAGCGGGTCGAGGGGGCAACGTTCCCGAAGCTGATCACCGGATCGACGCCAAAGCTGCAGGGCTTCTCGCTGATCGACGACCGCTTCCAGAAGGCGGACGAGCGTTTCAGGTATGCGATTCCGTGTCCGGAATGCGGTGGCTTCCACCCGCTGTCCTGGGGCAAGAAGGACGAGGCAACCGGCTTCAAGTGGGTCGACGGCGATCCGGACTCGGTTCGCCATCTCTGCCCGCATTGCCACAGCCTGATCGACCAGGCGCAGTACCTGGCAGTCGCAGACCGCGGTCGATGGCAGAACGTCGACGGCAGCATCACGATCGATGCCGTCGGCATCTTCCGTAACGCCAGCGGTGCAGTGATCACGGCGCTGGAGCATATCGCCTTCCATGTCTGGACGGCGTACAGCCCGCTGGTGGCCTGGTCGAAGCTGGTCGAGGAATTCCTGGACGCCTACGAAAAGGCGCAGGCCGGCGACATTACCAAGCTGAAGGCATTCACGAACACGACCCTTGGCGAGGTGTGGGCACTGGAGCAGGAGAAGAGCGATGCCGACCAGCTGAAGGAGCGAGCCGAGCGGTACAAGTTCGGCACGGTGCCGATGGGCTGTGTCCGCTTGCTGGCCAGCTGCGACACGCAGGATAACCGTATCGAGGTTTCCGTGCGTGGTTACGGCCGCGCATGCGAGACCTGGCAAATCGACTATCGAATCTTTTACGGCAACCCGAGTGAAGACCAGGTGTGGCAGGACGTCGCCGAGTATTTGTTCGAGGCCGAGTTCCAGCACGTGGCCGGATCGAAGCTGCAGATCTACGCGTCGGCGATCGACACGGCAGGTCACCACACCCAGGCGGTCTACAACTTCGTGCACACGCATGCTGCCCGTGGTCGCCGGATCTACGGTGTCAAGGGCCGGTCTGGGCGAGAGAAACACATCAAGGACGGAGCATCGAAGGTCGACATCGACTGGCGCGGCAAGACACGCAAGAAAGGGATGATCCTCTGGCAGGTCGGCACCAATCTCGCGAAGGACTTGATCTACGGCCGGCTGCAGATCACGAAGCCTGGGCCGGGCTACATGCACTTCTCGACAGATGCGCCTGATGAGTTCTACGCGCAGATGGCCGGCGAAGCGCGCGTCGAGCGTGCAACGGCTGGTGGGCGCGAGTCTCGCTGGACGGCATTGCGCAAGCGCGTCGAGGCGTGGGACTGCACGGTCTACGGAGTCTGGTTGGAGACGCACCTCGACCTAGCCAAGAAGCCGGCGAAGTGGTGGGACGCACTTGAAGCGGAAGTGCAGCCAAAGATCGTAGACCTGTTCGCGCAGCCGGCGCCGGAACTAGTTGTTGAGCCGATCGAGGAGCAAGTGAAGGTACAGCAGAAACAGCAGGAAGAAAAAAGGGTTGCGCCACCGGCGCCGCCACTCAGGCACGGAGGAAACCCCTTCGTATCCGATGATTGGTCACATAGAGGATTTGAATAATGCGGGTTGAGCACAACGATATCGTCGGGTATTTCGTGAGCTTGGTGGGCGCCACGCTCGGGCTGGGCGTCTTCACCCCAGAGAAGCAGCGGGAGATCGATACCAAGCTCCGGTCGCAATGGGGCGGCCAGGAGGTTTATATCAAAAAAAGTGACGTTGATGTGGAGGCCCGTGCCCTCGCGATCAGGACCAAGTACAACGGCCGCAATCGGCGTGAGCTGATGATCGAGTACAACATCAGCCGGGCGCAGTTCTACAAAATCATCAAGGGCGATTAAAGGTAGGGAGCTTGTTTAACTTTGGTCCTGGGGTCGATTACATCTGCCATCGACCCCAAGGCGGAACAACTACCGTGCTTTGCAAGAACCATTAAGCATTCTAACGATGACGTCTCGCGATACCCCCTCATCCGCAAGCATTACTTCTGCACGGCGCGGCCCAAGCAATTCTTTGATAATCAACGCTGCATTGACATATGCTGCATGTACATGATTCCGGCGTCGGCAAAGATTGACTTGAGAAATAGTTGGTTTATCTCCCATACCATAAATATACTTGATATTATGGCATGGGTGAAACCTACTATTGGCCCAATAGCAAATTTATCGTAACGTGCACTTATGACATTCGCCGAAAGCTGGACGCGGGATTGATAGCCTCGAAATGATTGAGAAGTAACTTGGAAACCTGTTCATATGAAACCGGCTTAGGCAAGTGAACGTCGAACCCTGCGTCGAGAGATTTACGGACGGTCTTTGCGTCATTCCAACCGCTAACAGCAACAAGAAGTGGTTGAGGCCACGTGCCAGCCCTGATCGCTTGTGCCAAATCATGACCACTTACCCTTGGCATTCCAATATCAGAAAAGATTACGTGGGGGGAATAATCAAGGATGACGTCAAGTGCATTTGTTGCTGAAAAGACAGCTTGGCATTCATAGCCTAAAGTCAAAATTAACGTGGAGAAAAGCTGCGCCAAATCCTCGTTGTCATCGACAACTAGAACTCGGCCAAGTGGCAGAGGTATCACGACGTACAGGCCTATAGTTGCGACGAACCAGAGCACGACGCGAGAGGAGGAGTGACTATCTGAGATAGATAGGAAGGAGGGGAGCACCTAGACTACCATAGATTAGTTCGATCGCATACGCATGAATGCCGTCCTGGGCAATGTTCGCCGTTGCCATTCTCGGCCGTTCAGTGTGAAGGAGCTACCAAGCCGAAGCAGACGGCATATGGCTAAAACGTCGGTGCCTGCAAAATTTAGTTTAAGCCTGCATGGAATGTTGATGTGCGAGGGTAACGTCCGCTTTTAGCAGATTTTAGGGTGGCCAAAGGCCTTAATCAAATAACGTTGGCATCTGAGCAAGTAAAGCATCTTAATGTCTCATCTCTCCCTAGAAATGAGACAAACCCATTGATACTGTTGGGCCTCCATTTCATTGGGGGTTCAAATGTCGTCGTCACAATTCTCGCCATCGGCCATGTTGGCCAAGTATCTCGAGGCCGAGCAAGCCGTCCTCGCAGGTAAAACGATCACTTTCCAGGGCCGATCGATGGGGATGGAAAACCTCAGCGAGATCCGCACGGGCCGACGTGAGTGGCAGCAGCGCGTCGCCCAGGAGGATCGACGTGCGAGCGGGCGCCCATCGATCGGCGGCATGTCCTACTCGGTCGCCAGCTTCAACCAGGACTGAGCATGCAAGCGAAGTCCCCAGTTCGACTCAACGCGGTCGACCACATCGTCTCGTTCTTTTCCCCTGCAGCCGGCGTGCGGCGCTTGGCCGCGCGCAGTGTGCTGAACCAGTACGAAGCAGCGAAGCCATCCCGGATGCGCAAGGGCGCCAAGGATAACCGTTCCCCCAACGCCCAGGTGCAGCAAGGCGCTGTTGCACTTCGAGGCCTGGCCCGAAACCTCGAGCAGAATCACGATATCGCTCGCGGTGCGTTGCGCGTCCTGGTGAACAACGTCATCGGTGCGAGTGGGATCGGAGTCGAGCCGCAGCCGCGTCGGAAGGACGGCACCATTCATGAGGACTTCGCCGCGTCGTTGCGCAAGGCCTATCGCGATTGGCAGCAAAAGCCAGAGGTCACGCAGAGGTTCACCTGGACCAAGGTGCAGCGCCTAGTGGCAAAAACTTGGATGCGTGATGGCGAATGCTTTGCACAGCGTCTAATCGGCACGGTTCCGCTGCTCGACCATGCGACTAAGGTCCCGTATTCGCTGGAGCTGATCGAGGCGGACATGATCCCTCTGGACTATCACGACCCAGCAAAAGGTATCCAGCAGGGCATTGAGCGCAATACTTGGGGCAAGCCCACAGCTTTCTGGGCGTACAAGCAATTCCCAGGTGAATCGTGGACCACGCGGAGCTACGACCTCAAACGTATCGAAGCAAGCCGCATGCATCACATCGCGGCGATTGATCGTATTGGGCAGATGCGTGGAGTCTCCGAGTTCGCAAGCGTGGTGACCCGTCTCGAAGACATCAAGGATTACGAGGAGTCCGAGCGCATCGCCGCCAAGGTCGCAGCATCCTTGACCGCATACATCAAGAAGGGCGCACCGGAAGACTTCGCCGGCTCTGCGGATGGGGAGCCTGGCCAGCCGCGCGAGCTTCGATTCTCGCCTGGCATGATCATCGATTCGCTGGGTGTTGGCGAAGAGATCGGGATGATCGATTCGAACCGTCCGAACCCGAACCTGGTCACCTTCCGCCAGGGCCAGCTGCGCGCTGTCGCTGCCGGCCTGGGCGGTAGTTACTCGAGCATCGCGCGCGACTACAGCGGCACCTATTCTTCACAGCGGCAGGAGCTGGTCGAGCAATGGATCAACTACGCGGTCTTGTGCGACGAATTCGTGGGCCAATTTGTGCAGCCGACGTGGAAGGATTTCGTGCAGGCCGCGGTCTTGTCTGGTGTGGTGCGTATGCCGCGCGATCTCGATCCGGAGACTGCAGACGACGCCTTGTTCGTAGGCCAATCGATGCCATGGATTGACCCTCTGAAAGAGGCTATGGCCTGGCAGGCTCTGGTCGAGGCAGGCTTCGCAAGCGAGGTCGAGGTCATGCGCAAGCGCGGCGTCAATCCACGTGACGTGCTCGAGCAGATCCTGGCACACCGCGAAGAGTGCAAGAAAAAAGGCTTGGTATTTTCGTCCAACTTCGAAAACAAAAACAAGACGCCGCCGCCGGCACCGCCGCCAGAGGAGAAGCCAGCTGAAGAGGCTACCGAGTAGCCAATGAAAAACCGCCTGCAGGCGGTTTTTTTTCGACCGTACTCAAGGAAAAATCTGTCTCATTTCTCCCTAGAAATGAGACTGCCCGACAAACAAACTACAGGCTTCAACACGACCGCAATCGACAAGGAACGGACGATGCCTGCACCGACAGACGTACAGAACAAAGTAGCACCGTGGTACACCATCCGCGCCCGCGCGGGTACCAAGGCAAGTGCCGCCGGCGGCGCCCAAGCGGCTGCGGCCGAGATCCTGATCTACGGCGATATCGGCGAGAGCTGGTACGGCGACACCATCGCCGCCAGTAATTTCGTTCGCGACGTGGCCGCCCTGGACGTGGAGCAGCTGACCGTGCGCATCAACAGTTACGGTGGCTCGGTCACCGATGGCATCGCGATCCACAACTCGCTCAAGCGTCACAAGGCGCACGTCACTACCGTCGTCGACGGCATCGCCGCATCGATCTCGAGCTTGATCGCGATGGCTGGCGACACGGTCGAAATGGCCGAGAACGCACAGCTGATGATCCATGCGCCATGGGGCTGGAACTCGGGCAACAGCACCGCCATGCGCGAATACGCCGACATGCTCGACAGCTGGGCTGACGCCATGTCCACCACTTACGCATCGAAGACCGGCACCGACAAAGCTGAAATCCTGGCACTGCTCACCGACGGCAAGGACCACTGGTACACGGCCGAGCAGGCGCTCGAAGCGAAGTTCGTCGACACCGTGATCACGAGCGTGCCAATTGCCGCAATGGCCAGCATCAAGGATTCAATCAAGGCGCGGGTTGCTTCGATCCCGCAGTCCACTCAACCGGCGGCAGCTGCCGCGCCTCAACCACAACAGAAAGAGGGCAATACCATGACCGAAGAAGAGAAGAAGGCGGCCGCTCAGGCAGCCGCGAAAGCCGCGCTGGAAGCGGACAAGGCACGCCGCTCCGGCATCGCCGCCGCATTCGCCAAGTTCACGAACCAGACCGGCGTGGCCGCGCTGCTGCAGACCTGCTCCGATGACCACGACTGCACCATCGAGCAGGCAAGCCAGAAGCTGCTGGCCCACCTGGGCAGCGGCGCTGCGCCTGTCGCCGGCAACTACATCGTCACCCTGGAAGACGAGCGCGACAAATTCCGCGCGGGCGCCCAGGCTTCGATCCTGGCCCGCGCGAACATCGAGAAGGACGACACGAAGAACAACTACCGTGGCTTCTCGGTGATGGACCTGGCGCGCGAGTGCCTGGCGCATGCCGGCGTGAACGCTCGCGGCATGGGCAAGATGGACGTGGTTGCGGCCGCTTTCACCCACACCAGCTCGGACTTCCCACTGCTGCTGTCGAACGTGGCCAACAAGTCGATGATGAAGGGCTACGAAGAAGCCGAGGAAACCTTCCAGCTCTGGACTTCGCAGGGCAGCCTGGGCGACTTCAAGCCGGGCAAGCGCCTCGACCTGAACACCTTCCCGGCGCTGGACAAAGTCCAGGATGGCGGCGAATACAAGTACGCCCAGGTCGGCGAACGCGGCGAGACCGTCCAGCTGGCCACCTACGGCAAGATGTTCTCGCTGACCCGCCAGACCATCATCAACGATGACCTGGACGCCTTCACCAAGATCCCGCGCCGTATGGGCCGCGCCGCGATCCGCACCATCGGCGACCTGGTGTACGCCATCCTGACCGGCAATCCAAAGATGGCCGACGGCAAGTCGCTCTTCCACGCCGACCACAAGAACCTGCTGGCCGGCATGGGCATCACCACCGCCGGCGTCGACGCGATGCGTGTGGCAATGGGCAAGCAGACCGATGGCAACGCCACGCTGAATATCCGTCTGGCGAAGCTGCTGGTTCCCCTCGCACTCGAAGGCATGGCAAAGGTGGTGCGCGAGAGCGAGTTCGAGGTCTCGGCCGGCGCCCGTGACAGCACGGTGCCGAATTCGGTCAAGGGCACTTTCGAAGTCATCAGCGACGCTCGCCTCGACGTGGCATCGGCGTCGGCCTGGTACGGCGCCGCAGATCAGAACGCTCACGACACCGTCGAGGTGCAGTACCTGGACGGCAATACCGCGCCGACCCTCGAGCAGGAAACCGGCTGGAGCCGTGATGGCGTCGAGTTCAAGGTCCGCATGGACGCCGGCGTGAAAGCCCTCGACTTCCGCACCCTGGCTGCCAACCCAGGCGCGTAATCAAAGAACCCGGCACCGCAGGTGCGGTGCCGTCTGAACCGAAAAGGAAACAGGAATGGCAAAGAATTATTACGGCGAGGGCGAGGTCGTCGATGTCACCGCTGGTGGTGTAGCAATCGCCTCGGGTGCGGTTGTCGTGATCGGTGCGCGTTTGGGCATCGCTCTGGCTGATATTCCGGCACTGGAAACTGGCAGCGCCGCTGTGACCGGCGTGTGGACGCTGAAGAAGGCCGCAGCCGATGTGGTCGCACAGGGCGCGCTGCTCTACTGGGACCCGGACGACTTCCAGCTGACCACCGTCGCTGCAGGTAACGTCCCGGCCGGCTATGCCTGGAAGGCTGCCGGTGCTGGCACGAGCATCGCCCACGTCAAGATCAACGCCTGATGTTCGACGAGCTCGAGGCGCGACTGAACCGGCTAGCGATGGAGCGCCTCGCCAACGCGACCGCCGTGATCAACGGCGAGGACGTGCCGGTGATCTTCGACGCGGAATACCAGGCAGGCACGGTCGGCGTGGGTATGGGTGCGGCAGTGCCGCAGATGGTCATCGCAAACACCCGCGTGCCGGCCGCGTTCATCGAGTCGCGCATCACCGTCAACGGCGCCAGGTGGCGCGTCGCTGACTGCCAGGCCGAAAACAGCCTGCCCACCGGCTTGAGCCTCGTACTGCTGGAGAAAGCATGACCACTCAGCACATGGCAATCGCACAGGCCCTGCAGGAGCGCCTGCAGTTGGCGTCGATCGCGGGCGGCCTGGTCTACATCAACCGCAGCCGCGCGCTGCCCAGCGACCGCGACAGCGCAGTCAACGTGCGCCTTGCACGCGGCGCCTCGCAGGAGGCCTCGATGCTGGGCGGGCGCACCACCTGGAACACCCTGGTCGAGATCGAGTGCTATGGCCGCGATGGCGTCGACGACGTGGCCGGCGCCAAAGCCGACGAGGTGCTCGAAACCGTGTTCGACAACCTCGATAACGCAGACGGCTTTGCCTACGGCGTGATGGAAGTCTCTCCGCTGCCAGGCGACACGCTGGCGTGGGACTTCGACCAGCTGGACGCGAGCGTGGCCTGTATCACCGCACGCTTTGTAGTGAAACACCAAACCAATGGGAGAACCCTGAAGTTATGAAAACCCTAATCGACACCGCGGCCCCGGCTGCGGTCGCCGCTTCGCCCAGCGCTGTGCAGACGTCTGCACAGCAGTCGGCCGAGGTGCTGCACCAAGAACCAAGCACCGGCGGCAGCTACACCCGCAACCCCGAAACCGGCGACCTGGTCCGTGCAGACCAGGCGCCCGCCACCCCAGCGCAGGAGTAAGTCATGGCTGACCCACGTCTGATCAGGAAGACCGTCGTCCTGGCCAAGCTCGAAACCACGTATGGCGTTGACGCTGCCCCGACTGGCGCCGCTAATGCGCTGGTCGTGAGCAACCTGAGCGTCAACCCGCTGAATGCGGAATACATCGCGCGTGACATCATCCGCGATTACCTGGGCGGTTCGGAAGAGCTGGCCGGTGCACGCTACATGGAATGCGGCTTCGATATCGAGCTGGTTGGCTCCGGCCTGAACGCCGTGGCCCCTGCCTGGGGGCCGCTGATGCGTTCCATCGGCTTTGCCGAGGTCATCACGCCTGCCATACGCGTGGACTACGTGCCAATCTCCGGCGCCTTCGAATCGTCGACCATCTACTGGTATGACGATGGCGTGCTGCACAAGCTGCTTGGTGTGCGCGGTACGGCCACCCTCGACCTGGGCGTCGGCAAGAAGCCTGTCATCTCGTTCAAATTCATGGGCGTCGACGGCGGCAGCACGGCAGTGCCAAACGTCAGCACCACCCTGACGGCTTGGCGCGTGCCCCAGGTTGTGCTGGATGCGAACTCCGGCAAGCTGACCTTCGGCGCGACGCACGCTGCAGCGACAGCGCCGGCGTTCATTGGCGGCACGCCATATCCGAGCGACGGCTTGACCATCGACCTGGGTATCAAGGCCCAGTTCCAGAAATTGCTGGGTGGTGAACGGATCAGCATTTCGGAACGCGACGTCACTGGTGCCGCCAAGCTGCAGCTGTCGGCAGCGGAAGAAGTCTCGTTCCTGAACGACATCAAGGCCAACAAGCTCACCAGCATTGGCTTGATCCACGGCACCGTCGCCAACGACAAGGTCGGCATCTTCATGCCTGCAGTGCAGCTGAAGGAGCCGACGAAGGAAGAGCTGAACGGCGAGCGCCTGATCGGCTACAAGCTGGGCATCAAGCCAAAAGTCGGCAACGACGAGATCCGCATCTTCACCAGCTTCGCATAAACCCCCGGGGCCGCGTGCCCCGGCAACCCAATAGGAATTCCCATGGCAAAGAAATACAAGATCGCAGTGAGCAACACCGTCCCTGTGGTGGTCAAGGCAACCATCGCCGATGAGCACGGCAAGCTGGTCAACCACAAATTCACGCTGACCTGCGAGCGCCGCGACGCGGAGCAAATGAAGGACGTGGTGGCCGGCAGCTTCAACGCGCGCGACTTCATGAAGGAGGTAACCACCGGCTGGGAAGGCCAGCGCCTGGTTCTGGAAGAAGACGGCTCGCCGGCCGCGTTTGAACCCGATGCCCTCGAGGCGCTGCTCAACATCGGTGGCCTGGCCATGGTGGCATTCATCGCCTACGGCAAGGACTCGGCGGCCCAGGCAAAAAACTAGAACAGGTCGCGCGCTGCGCGGCACTCGGGCTGATTGTTGACGACTCCCAGGAAGAAAGCGAGGCGTCGACGGTTGACGAGGCGGCCGCCGCTTTCGGCCTGATTCCAGTCTACGAACAAGAGCAGGTCTGGCCGCTGTACCTCTGGCCCGAGAACGTCCGGGCCTACATGTTTTTCAATGCGGTCTCGACCCAGTGGGTGGTCGGTCCCGGCGGCGTGGTCGGTCTCAACTACGTGGGCGTGGAAGTTGTCCGCGATGCCTGGCAGATCAAGCGGAAGGAATGGCCGAAGCTCTTCTCGGAATTGCAGGTGATGGAGCGCGCGACCTTGGCAGCGTGGAGAGAGAAAAAAAATAAATGAGCGAATCGAGAGTTGTAATTACCGCCGAGATTACTCGGGCCTTGGCCGAGTTCCGGCGCTTCCGCGAGCAGGCTACTGGCGCCCTGGAAGGAGTTGCCGCTATTGGCGGCAAGCTCAATGTCATGCTGGGCGCTGTTGGCCTTGCTCTATCGGCCGGGGCCATCGTCGGCTGGATCAAGGGCGCGATCGACGCTACGGACGCCGCGTCCGACCTGTCGCAGAAAACTGGCATCGCGATCCAGGACCTCGCGGGCCTGGAACTGGCCTACCAGATGGGCGGCATGGAGGCCGAGGCCCTGGCCAGTAGCCAGACCAAACTGTCGAAGGCCATCGTCGACGGCAGCGAAGGGCTGGAGAAATTGCATATCAGCTCCAAGAACCTGGACGGCTCGTTCAAGAGCAACAAGCAGGTGATGTACGAGATCGCCGACCGCTTCGCCGGCATGGAAGACGGTGCCCAGAAAACTGCCCTGGCGATGTCGATCTTCGGCAAGTCCGGCGCCGACATGATCCCCATGCTCAATGGCGGATCGGACGGTATGCGCGAACTCGACGAGATGGCCAGGAAGCTCGGCCTCACGCTGGACGAAGAGGCAGTCGAGAACGCAGGCAACTTCAATGACACGCTCGACCTGTTGATGCTCGGCGGCCAGGGCGTGGCGCGCGGTATCGCCGCGGAGTTACTCCCTACGCTCAGCAGCTTGGCCGGTTCCTTCCTCACCGCCATGACCGAAGGCGATCGCCTTAAGACCGTTGGGCAGCTGATCGCGGGCGTGTTCAAGACCATCTATACGCTGGGCGTGCCTGTCGTCGAGCTGTTCTCGACGATCGGCAAGGTCATTGCTGGATTCGCAGCGATGGTTACGACCAACCTTACCGGCACGATCGACGTGCTGAAGAAGGTCGCCGGCGGCGATTTCAAGGGGGCATGGGACACGATCAAGCAAACGTCCGCATCCACGTCGGCCACGATCATCGATGTGGGCTCCGACATTGGCAAGGGCTGGACTGGCGCCTGGGATAACGTCGTCAACGTGTGGACCGACGGCGGCAACAAGATGGTCGACACGATGGTGGGCATCAAGCGTGAGGCTACCGTCGTTGGGCAAAGCGCGGCCGAAATAGCGAAGCAAGCTGCTGCTGCGAAGAAGGAGCAGGACGCCCAGGCGAAGATCCTGGCTGAATTGTCGGGCGTGACCTCCACATACATGGAGGACCTCTCCCGCCTGAACAGCATGTATCAGAAAGGGACTATCACCCAGGAGCAGTACGTCGCGCGGGTGACTGACTTGATCAACAAGCAGCCGGGTGTGAAAGCCGCGATCGAGGCCGAGACGAAGGCGCGCAAGGAAGCCGCAGATTTCGAAGAGCAGTACCTGGTTGCGAAGTCGAAGGTCGCCGACCTGCTGGGCGACCAGGTCAAGGCGGCCAAGGAAGAGGCCCAGCAGCAGGAAGACCTGGCGCGCACCTTTGGCTTGAGCCGCATCGAAATCGAGAAGCTCGAGCTGGCACGCCTTGAGGAACAGCTTGCCCAGCGTAGCTCGCTCGGGCTGACGCTGGACGAAATCGAAACGCTGGAAAAGCTGATCGGCGCCAAGCAGCGCACGATGAATGCCTTGCGTAAGACCGAAGATCTCCAGGGGCAACGCGACCTGTGGGAGTCGATCGAGCGTACGGCGCACGACACGTTCATCAGCATCTTCGACAGCGGCAAGTCCGCGTTCGACCGCCTGAAGGACACGCTCAAGAACGGCTTGTACGAGCTGCTGTACCAGATGACGGTGAAGAAGTGGATCATCAACGTCACCGGCCAGGTCAACGGCCAGGGCGGAATTGCACAGATTGCCGACATGGTCAGCGGCTCAGGAACGGGGTCGGGGACCGGCGTGCTCGGGAATATTTCCAGCCTGATGAGCATCGGCAAGACCATCTATTCAGGCTTCTCGACTGGCCTGGCCAGCAGCATGGGCGGCTACATCACGCAGTTCGGTAACCTGATCGGCTCGCAGGGCATCTCAGCTTTCGGGACGGGGATGGGCCTGACCACATCCCAGGCCGGGGCTGCGGCATCGGCATATGGTGCCGCAGGCAACACCACAGTAGCAGGTGGGCTGAGTGCAGGTAGCAGCGTGGGCACTTACGCGATTCCGATTGCAGGGTGGGTCATGGCCGGCATGGCGTTGTCGAACTCCCTCTATAAACAGGGCTGGGATACCCACAATGGGACGGTAAAAGATCCTCTGCAATTGGGCGGCGGTATTCGGCTTTTTGACAATGCGTTGCGTGGCCTCGGCCTGAGTAACTCGGCCGCTAACATTTTCTCGGGCCAGGCTACCTTCGCGGCATTGTTCGGACGGAAGGCGCCGGTGGTTAAAGAGCATGGCCTGGAAGGAACGATCAACAGCTCCGGCTTTGTCGGGGATCGTTATGCCTATACGGTTGCCAAGGGCGGGGTGTTCCGCAGCGATAAATGGGATACCGTCCGGGCTGATCTCAGTAAGGAGCAGGATGCGAGCTTGGACACGACCGTCCAGGCAATGATCGCGGCGGTAAAGGGCTTTGGCGCTGCGTTGGGCGTTGAGACTTCAGTGATCGACGGGTACAGCAAAAAGATCATGTTCCAGCTCACGGACGACGACGCGAAGAACCAGGAGCTTATTGCCAAGATGTTCGGCGAGGTGGGCGACGAGCTGTCGCTCCGACTGGTTCCCTCAATCGGAAATCTTAGCAAAGCCGGTGAGACCGCCTCGGTTACTTTGCAGCGCGTGGCCACGAACTATGCCGGCGTCGACGCCGCGCTGACGTCCATCGGCAAGGAGTTTGCACAAAAGGGTCTGCAGTCCATCCCCGCGCGTGAGAGGCTGGTGGATCTGTTCGGTGGCGTCGACGTCCTGCTGCAAGCAACGGACGCCTATGCGCAAAACTTCCTGAACGAAGCCGAACGGATGAACCCTGTCGCGGCGGCGCTCGCCAACGAAATGGCTGGGCTTGGCCTTTCCAGCGTCACGACCCGTGCACAGTTCAAGCAGGTAATCGATGGCCTGGATGTGAGCACCGTGGCAGGTGCTCAGCAGTACGCCGCCATGATGAAGCTGGCCGGCGCATTTGCCGCTGTGTACCCCGAGATGGAGGCGGCGAACGATGCACTGCGAACCCAGGCAGACATCCTCAGCGAACGTGCGGGCCTTCAGCGCGAGCTGGACCAGCTGACCATGACCACCTCCGAGCAGCGCGCGAAAGAGCGGGCTGCCCTCGACGCAAGCAATCGCGCCCTCTACGACCAGGTCATCCTGCAGCGCGACCTCAAGGCATCCACGCAAGCAGCATCCGAGGCCCTGCAGGATACGGTCGAAAGGCTGACCGCGACCAGGGATAGCACCACGGAGTATCGCAACTCGCTGATGCTGGGCAGCTTGTCGACCCTCACACCGTTGCAGAAGTACCTGGAAACCCAGCGGCAGTACACCGACCAGGTGCAAAAGGCGCTGGCCAATCCAGCTGACTCCGCTGCCGTGTCCAGCGCCCAGGAAGCCGCAACGGCGTGGCTGACTGCGAGCCAGGTGGTGAACGCATCGAGCGCGGCGTTCATCGGCGACAAGTCGAAGGTGCTGAGCGACATGGAGCAGCTGGCCGCCATCGCCGGCGTGCAGATGACGGATGCCCAACGCCAGCTGTCTGCACTCGACAAGCAGGTGGTCGGGATCTCCCAGCTGAACGAGACCGCGGTTGCCATCCAGCAGGCGATTACCAGCCAGGCCGTGGAACCCGCCATGCCGGTGCCGGTATTCGACGTGCAGCGATATGCCGCCGCGTCGAGCGCGGCCAGCGAAACGCTGACGCAAGAGGTAAAGCAGCTCCGTCTCGAAAACGCAGCGCAACGCCTGGCACAAGCGGCCTTGCTCGGCGAGATGAAGCAGCTGCGCGCGGATGCGGCCCGTCATAGCGAAGCGCTCCTCACGGCAACTGAAGGGATGGGTGACGCCATCACCGAGGGGGTCGGCGGTGCGTTCGAAAAGACCGCCTACAGGATGAGCAGCTTGACCAGGGTGGCTCCACGTTGAACTCCATAAAACTAGAAGCGAAGATGATGATTCACGAAACAACAGCGGTCGCTGCGCGCGGTACTGGCGCCCAACCTTCCATTGAACTGGAAGAGGGGGCTGGCCAATGACCGCCAAGTTTGACCGCACCGCCGCCGATACGTACTTCTCGGCGCCAGACCATTCCGGCCTGACTATCCCAGTGTCCCCCGTGACTTGGGCTCTGGGCCTGGTCCTTTGCTTCGATGGCCTGACCACCGGGGACAACCCGCAGTATCTCGTTTCGACCAAGATGACCGGCAATTCCGGTGCGTTCAATATTGCGTACATGACGGACGAGGTGGCCACGGTGGAGCATCGCAACCGGATTGCGATGTATTTCAACACGCTTGTGGCGCCCACCCTGGTGACCGCCAACGACATCAAGCCCGGCGAAAAATGGCTGTACGTGTTCCAGCAGACTGGCAGCACGGTCACCGTACGTCGGTGCCCGATCCTCAAGAATATGCCGACCGACGGCTCAGCTGTTGTTGCAGACGGCTCGGCGACGCGTAGCGCTGCCCTGGATGCCGGCGGCTTGTGGCTGGGCGCCCGTGCAAACGTGTCCGCAGACCGCATGCTCGATCAATCGATGGGCCGTTCGTTCTTCATATGGGGTTCGTTGACCGATCTGGAAGTTGCCAAGCTGGCCCACGGCGTGGAGATCACCGACCTGGGCAAGGCGCCTACATGGTATGCCCGCCTGGACAACGCCGATGATTTCGCCAATCGTGGCAGTCTGCCTATCGCATTCACCAAGAACGGCGCGATCGCGAACGGCACCGACCCTGGCTTTGGCTACGGTGCTCCCGTCGAGGCGACGGCGCCCGCAATCAACGGCAAGCCAGCAATCAACGGTGCTGCTCAGGTCGGCCAGGCGGTAGGCTATACCCCTGCCGGTGCGACTGGATCGAATGCGCGTGCGCAGCAATGGTACGTCGACGGCGCCCTGGTTGGCACGGGCGCCACATACACGCCGGTCGCGAGCGACGTCGATAAAGCGCTGACCGTGCGCCAGCGCGAAACGAACGATACCGGCGTCACCAGTGCCGACAGCGACCCGGTTATCGTTACGGCTGTCTCGGCCAACAGCATCGACTTGGCCGCCGGCACCGCAGAGCGGATCTACCAGCGCATCGGAGGGAGCGCAGCCGTAGCGCTCTCGGGTGCCTACGTTGGCGTCCAGCCGACCAGCATCGAATACCAGCTGTACGCCGAGGACGGCGTCACCGTGCGTCAGGCTTGGGCGTCGATTGCCAGCCCGGCGATCGCCGGCGGCGCCTGGTCAGGCACGCCACAGATACCGCAGGGCGGCATGTACCGCCGGGCCGTGCGCAGCAAGAACGGGTCAAGTGTGCTGGCCACCTCGCCGGTCAGCGCCGAGCTGTTCGGCGTGGGCGACCTGTTCGCGTATGCCGGCTCCAGCAGCGCCGAGAAGCGCTTCGATTCAACCTCGGGCACTGGCTTTGTCGCGGCAGCGAATGTGCGGAAGTACAGCTCGGCAGGCTGGGCCAAGTTCGGCACCGTAGGTTGCGGCATCATCGAAGCGAATGGCTTCGCGGCTGCAGCTGGCGTGCCCGTCGGCCTGATCGCTTATGGCTATGGCGGCTCGACCCTGGCGCAGTGGATCAACCTGACCCACGCACGCTGGACCAACTTCCGAAATGCGGTAACCGCTGTCGGCGGCAAGCTGGCCGGCGTATTGATCTTTGTCGGCTCGAATGACGCGGCAGATAACCTCGTCGTGTCGCGTGCGCAGCATGCCGCCAACCTGCGCACGTTGATCTCCCGTATTCGCGCGCACGTCGAGCAGCCGGATCTGCCAATGCTGCTCAGCGGCTTCAATCGCCGCACCTCCAGCACGACCGACACCCAGGCGAATTTTGTGCGGATGGCCGAGAACGATGTCGGCGACGACGACGACGTGTGTCACGTCCAGACGCTCGACCTGCTGCTGTCCGGCGATGGCGTGCACCTGGCGACTTCTGCCGCAGGCTTTCCCGCCAGTGCAAGTCGAAACGTCGACATATTCGGCCCATTCGTCTACCAGGGCGTCTACAAACGCGGGCCGAAAATGCTCGGGCTGGCGGTCATCGGCACCTCGGGCGTGGTCGAGCTGTCGCACCGAAGCGGCAATGATTTCAGCCCGGCTGCTGCGATCACCGGATTCGTTGCGACCGATGCACAAGGCGGCGCCGTCGAGATCACCGCAGCGACCCGTGTCAACGCTACGCACATTGCTCTGACCTTTGCCAGCCGGCCCGCCAGTCTCACTTACTTGGCCGGCGCCGCGCCTGCAGTAGGGACGCAAGTATTCGACAACGGCGTGCCGCCATTGCCGATGCACGTGCAGGCCGAGCCGCTCGCGGTGCCGGCGGAAGAGGAGGGCAACTACATCCGGGGCATTCTGGCGACGCGCAGCGGCGTGCTGCATCGCGACCTGGACAGCGTGGAGTGGGCGTTATTCAAGGAGTTGTCGCCAGCTTCGTTTGGTGCGCCAGTGGCAAAGGGCGTGCACGCGATGCCGTCCGGATCGGCAGGTCTTGAGGTCCTGGTCTCGGCGGCTGCTGTTCCTGCAGGCTGGTACATGCTGGTGTTGGCCAACCCGAGCGGAACGATGACGATGGCCTCTCCGATCCTGGTGGGCGAATGACAGCGCTGATTTTTGATACGGCTCGTCTGGCCGATAGCAGCTTCGTTTTCGATAGCCCTTCAATTGCACCTGCAGAGCCTGCAGCGCCGTCGATTACCGACGCGGACTTTGCGGCCTGGCTGGCCAGCGATGACGCGATCACGAACATCCTGGTCGAGACCTGGGCGCTCGTCGACGGCGTGCGCACGCCGTTCTTCTGGTCGACCAACGGCTACACCACCGAGGGCACGAACAATCCGGTCTTCTATGCGCCAGTGGTGGGCGTGAGCATCCCGTTCACGGAGGCGCTGTCGCTGACGTCGACGGCGTCGCTGTCGGCCGGCGACATCGAGATCGACAACACCAACGGGATGAACGAGCACTTCGCACACTACATCTGGGCAGATGAGGTGCTGGCCGTGGTGGGCGATGTCCGCTGGCCGCGTTCCGACTACCGCCCGATCTTCGTCGGCCACTCGGTGGGCCTGGTGCGCAAAGGTCCGCGCGCATTCGCGCTGCGCTTGCGGGACATGATGGAGGGGTTGAACTACCCGATCAGCGAGCGCAAGTTCGGCGGCGCCGGCGTGAACGCGGACACCCTGATCCCCCTGACCTTCGGGGAGTGCTGCAACGCCAGTGGGGAGTGGAGCAACACCAACACGCTCGAGCGTCAATGGCACGACGGCCCGATCGAGGGCATCGTCGAAACGCGCGCCAACGGCATTCCGATCAGCGAGCAGGTCATCGTGTCCGAGAGCACCGGCAAATCGCTCCTGACGGTGAATAACGAAAGCGCGACCATTACCGCCACTGTCCAGGGTGACAAGTTCGGCGGGGTCTTCCGCAAAACGATCGCGAAGCTGATCGAACGCCTCATCACTGGCTACGGCAAGGACGTCGGCCGCTACACCCTGGCCAACATCGATACGGGGAATTTCGCGGAGTTCGACGCGGCGCATCCGCAGCCGGTTGGGCTGCACGTGCGCGAGCGCCTGAACGTCATCGATGCGTGCACGATGCTTGCCGGCAGCGTGGGTGCCCAGCTGGCCCCTTCACTCGACGGCAAGCTGCAGCTGATCCAGATCGCGTTGCCGGCTGCAGGACCTGCAATGGAGATCCGGGCCAAGCACATGGTCGACGGCACTTTGCGCCACGTGCAGCACATCGACCCGGTGGCGGCCGTGAAGCTGGGCTACTGCCGGAACTGGACGGCGCAGCCAGGACTGCAGAGCAACCTGCCGGCTGAACACAAGGTGCTCTTCGAGAAGGAGTGGCCGCTTACCGTGACCCGCGTCGACGATGACATAAAGCGTAAGTACAAGCTCGACGGCGATCCGGTCATGCGCGCCACGATGCTGCTGCGCGGCGACGATGCGGCGCCTGAAGCCGATCGCGAACTGGTCCTGTGGGGGCCGGGGCGCGACATCTACGAATTCGACGGTATCCCCGATCTGCTCATGCTCAAGAAGGGACAGCGCCTGGTCGTCTACCACGAGCAGGACGGAATGATCGCCGGCGTCGAAGCCCAGGTGATCGAGATCCAGCGCGACTGGTGGACGCGCACCGTAACTGTGAGGTTCCTGAAATGACCACTGCAATCAACGATATCGACCGCCTGCTGCAAGCGGCGCCTGTACGCGTCATCCACCTGGGCCAGGCGCAGGTGATCGTCACTGCGGCGCCGCCGCTCTTCCACCTGCTGGCCGATGGCATGCCGGAATACCCGGAGATCGAGCTCGAGGCGACGGTCATCGGTCTGACTGGTGAGGTCGTCTGGACGTGCTCGGGCGGCACCCTGAGCGAAGTGAACGGCGCCACCGCGAAGCTGCGCTATGTCGACCTGGTGGCCGGCGCCGCCACCGTGGTCGCGTCAGTCACCTATGCCGGCGAGGAGATCATCGGCCGGGCCAGCATCTCCGTGGTGCGCGATGGCTCGGCCAGCGCGGGCGCCAAGCTCCTCGAGCTCAATCCGTCGGAGCAGGTTTTCAAAATCAACGCTGCAGGCGAACACAGCCCGGCCGCCATTTCGCTGACCGCCATCGGCCAGAACCTGGCGGGCACGCCGCGGTTCACGTTCGCCTCCGGAAGCGGGACCCTGGCGGCCGGCGCGACGTCGTCGCAAAAGGTCCTGTCCTTCGACAATATGGTGACCGACACCGTCACGATTCAGGTCGAGCAGGACGGTCAGGTCGACCGCGTCACGATCAGCAAGCTGCGTGACGGAGGCAACGGCGCCGCCGGCATCACGGCACTGCTGACGAATGAGACGGTGGCACTGCCAGCCAGCAGCGCGGGTGCTGTGTCGAGCCTGACCACGGCTGTGTGCACGATGAAGGTCTACCGGGGCACCGTCGACGATACCGACAACTGGTCGTTCTCCTTCTCGCCGGCGTCCAACGCGGCCAACGTCGCGTACACCACCGACAAGAGCACCGTCACCGTCACGGGGATGGGCGCCGGCGTCGACGCGGCGTTCATCGATATCAAGGCGAGCAGGGACGGTGCAGCGCCGATCAGGAAGCGCTTCTCGCTGACGAAGAGCAAGGCCGGTGCGAAGGGCGAGGAGGGCACTGGCCTGCAGGGGCAACGCGGCACCGTCAACATCCCGGTGGCGATCACCGGGGTAGCATGGTCCGACGGCGCCGCTGCAGCAGGCCTCACGAACGGCGGCTATGGCTTGCCGATCCGCTTCGACCTGGTCACGCTGGTCAACACGGCTGCCGGGTACATCGAGACCAAGGTCTGGGACGGCGACACCTGGGAAGATCCGGGGCTGATCCTGAACGGCAACCTGACGGCACCAGGCTCGATCCTGACGCGCGCACTTGCAGCTGAGGCTGTAACTGCTGAAAAGATTAATAGTCGGGGTTTAGATATTAAAGACCGTGCGGGAAATGTGATCTTCTCGTCAGGCATCCCACTTGCACAGCAGGTAGCAAGCAACCCCAACCTCGCGCCAAATTGCATGGGCCTCACCGTCTTCAACGGCGCCAGTAAGAACAGAAACGGTGACGCCCGTTTTGGTGATGGGCAGTTTCTCTGGCTACCGGAGACGCAAACGAATGGTTTATACGTAGCAGGCGAAACTGGCGCGCTCAACATCCCGCGCGGTGCGCAATACACGGTCAGTTTTGATGCGAACTGCACATTGGCCGGTAGCCAGCGACGTCTGTGGGTGGACCTTGTCGGCGACGGAATTGATACTGCTGGTCTCGGAATTATCCCAACGACGACAATGACCCGGCATAAATTTACCGAGACCATGCCTGATTTGCCCGGCGCCACCGGAGTACGCCTGCGCGTGTTCTCCACAGAGGCTTGGGGCGGTCACATCTGCATCGCAAATATTAAAGTAGAGCTGGGCGGCAAAGAAACCCCGTGGAACGATTCGGTTATCACCCCGGAAAATGCCTCGACCTTTATCCTAGCCGCCGCCATCAAGTTGGCGATGATCGACAAGGCGTCGATCGGCCAACTGTCTGCGCTTTCAGCTTACCTCGGGACCGTGGAGCTCGGGCCAAACGGGTGGCTTCGTCAGGGCATGACCGACTACAAGGTCGGCAAAGGCATTTGGATGGGCATGCATGGCGGTGTGCCTAAACTCGTGGTTGGCGACCCAAACAGCGGCATGCTGGAATGGGATGGCAACCAGCTGATACTCCAGAAGGCAAAAGAGGTCTCTCCGTTCAGGGGCACCTTGCCTTCCATTGACCGACGCAGCCAGGTTAATACGTCGACGCTGGTGACTTACGCAACCCTGACTCCGACCCTTTTTGACGGTGCTTCCCCCTATCAGTCCTATCGCTGGTCAATGAACGCGGAAGTCGGTCCCAGCGGCGAGGTAGTTATGGCTGGCGACCCTCGCGGCGGATCGATCACGATCAAAGGGCGGGGCAGCAACCTCGTCAATGTGGTTTGGGTATCACTCGAAGTCGTAGACGCCAATGGCGCCGTCGCGCGCATGGGGTGTCAAATTTATTGGCAGCACGGATCAGGACAAATTCAATGACACGACCATTTCTCATGCTGCAGGGTGTAGACAAGATCATCCTCGGCCTCTCGTATGAAGCAGATCCAGACGACGGTCCGATACTGCCAAAAGCCCCGCAGGAGCCAGGTATCACACTGGTTCGATTCGACGGCGAGTTCTCGCGCGAGGGGCGCCGCGACAGCGAGGTGGCGCAGCTGGTTGGCGACGATATCGTATGGACCGAAACAGCCTCGCTGGAGCAGCTGCGCGAGGAAAAGGCGAGCGAAATCGGCGGTGCGTGTCGTGAGCACATCGAGCGGGGCTTCGAGTGTCTTGCGTTGGGGAGTTCGCACCTGTACCCGGCCAACGCGCAGGACCAGGCGAACCTGGTTGCGTCGGTGACCGACTCGCTGCTGGCCGGAGACGATCCCGACTGGCGTACGCCGTTTTGGTGCGTCGACGCGGTCAATCTCCAATGGGAGTTCCGCCAGCACACGGCCGCGCAGATCCGACAGGTTGGCCGCGAAGGCAAGGCATCGATCCTGGCGGCGATGCAGAAGAACGAAGCGTTGCGGCGCCAGATAGCCGTGGCGACCGCTGAAGAACTTAAAACTATCACCTGGTGACCGAATGCCGAATCTGATAATCATGAACGACAACGCAGCCGGCCGTGCTGTTATCTCGGCCGCGCCAGTGGCTCCTGGCATGGCGGCGGCCGCAATGCTGACCGACGTGAAGTCCCATGTGTGCCGATCGACGAGCACGGAGATGGAGATCGTCTTGACCTGGGACGTCGCCGAGCGGATCGGCGGTGTTCACCTGCCCTGGTGTAACGGCTCGCCGCTGACCACGATCGAGGTCCTCGGCTATTCCGACAAGGCCGGCGTCAACAACGTGCTCAGCACTGGCGTGCGGCTTGCCTGCCCCGCCCGCGCACGCGCGCTGCTGCCGCCCTGGACGCCGCGCAGCGCTGCCAGCGCGTATGCCTACGGCGGAGGCGCGCATGCCTTTACCTGGTTCGAGAACACGAGCGTCAAGCGTCTAGTCATCCGGCTCAAGGACCCTGGAAACCTGCAGGGCTACCTCGAGGTCGCGCGGCTGTTCGTTGGCGAGGCCACCAGCCCGGATGAAAACGCGGCCTATAGCCCGGCTCGCACTGCCATCAGCACGAGCACGTCGTTCCGGACCGGCGCCGGCGATCGTCGTTCGATCCGAGGGACGAAGAGCTGGCGGCTCGCGATCGAACTGCCAAGCATGACGGAGCGCGATCGCGCGTTCATCTGCGATATGTCGGTGGCCAACGACATCGAGGTGCCGGTCATCGTCAGCCTGTACCCAGGCGACCCTTCGCATGAGCGTGAGCGGGACCATCAGATTTACGGTGCCCTGGTGCAGACCGCGGCGATGCGCCGGCCAAACTTCGTCGACCACGCCACGTCGCTTGAATGGGAGAGCATGTAAGGCATAGCTTCGCCTGCTGAGCGGGCGTTTGGTGGATGCGCAACACGTCGAAGAAGTCTCATTTCTCCCTAGAAATGAGACAGGTCGATTGTTAACGTTGGGAGGTCTTATTCCTCCCGACCCAGACCTCGATGTGCAGACGTCTCCACTAAAAATGAAAGAAGCTATGTCCCTTGAAACTACCGCCGGCGCCGGTGCCCTGATCAAACTCTTCGGCGGCGCCGCCCTTGCCGGCGGCGCTGCGGCCGCTATCGGCTACATCGTCATGTGGCCGAAAAGCCGTCGTGAAGCGGCCAGCCGCTTTGCTTGCTCCATCGCCGCCTCGGTGATGTTCGGCCCGGCCCTGGCGATCGCGATGCACTCGGTCTGGCCAGGCCTGTTCGCGTCTGCCGGCGACCTCGCCGTGCAGGCTGGCGAAGCGCGCGACCTCGGCCTGCTGGTGGTCTCCGTTCCCTTCTTGGTGGTAGCCGCGCTGCCGGCGTGGTGGCTCCTTGGCGCCCTGGTCCTGTGGCTGGACAAACGTCGCGGCAAGGACTTGGGCGAAATGGCTCAGGACGCCGCCGGTGTCGTGCGTGACGTGCGGGAGTCCTTGTAATGCCGCCGACCGCATTCCTCAAAATGCTGGTTCCCTTTGCGCAGGCCTGCCAGCGTGCCACGGGCGTGCCAGCGTCGATCACCCTGGCGCAGGCGGCAATCGAGTCGGGCTGGGGCGAGCGGGCACTCGGAAACAACCTGTTCGGCATCAAGGCTGACCGGAGCTGGAAGGGCAAGACGGTCCAGTTCCGGACGCGTGAACACATCGCTGGCAGGGACTGGTCGATCGTCGGCACCTTCCGTGCATATGACAGCTGGGAAGAGAGCATGGTCGACCACGCTCAGTTCTTCCTGAAAAACCCGCGCTATAACGCGTGCTTTAAGGAGACGACTGCCGAAGGTTGGGCGCGTGCTGTCGCTGCGGCCGGCTATGCCACCGATCCGCACTATGCGCAGGTGCTGATCGACGTCATGAAGGGCCGGAACATGGCCCAGTACGACGTCTGGCCAAAGGTGGCAGCGTGAGCCGTCTCGAAAGCATCCTGATCAGCGTTATTGCCTTGGCCGGCTTGCTGTCCGTGGGCGGCATCGGCGTGCGTTGGTACGGCACCATGCAGTATCACGCGGGGCATATCGCCGCCATCGAGGAACGGGCAGCTGCAGACAGCCTGGCTATCCTTAACCGCACCAAAGAAAACGTCGTCATGGCCATGAGTCAGGGCGCCGCCAACCTGAAAATCACCGAGGTCAAAAATGAAGAGCTTGCTCCTGTGCGCGAGCGTATTGTCACTCAGCGCGTGTACGTCGGTTCCGCAATCTGTGGATCTGCTACCGCCACCGAAAACGCCGGCGCCGGCGGCGGCGACGAAGCCAATCCCGCCGGCCGGCTGGTTCGAGAAGACGTTGAGCGAGATATTAGAGCGCTGAAGGTAGCGGTCGAGGAGCACCTGGCCACTGGTAGAGCGTGCCAGGCCGTGCTGCGTGAGAATGCATTGGCGCCGTAATGGACTTCCATCTTGCAACGCCGGAGGGCGATATTTATCTGTTCAGCTACGACGGACACGCGGTGCAGATCCCGCTAACTCCTCCAGCGGCCTCAACGAGAAGATGCGTTGCTGAGCAAGAAAAGTCCACGCCCGCGCCCACCGAATCGCCGTAGCGCGTGACCGATCATCTGCAGCAATAGCGAATCGATCCAACGCAACAGATGCCCGATAGCGGGCGTATTGGCTGGCGGTAAGAAGTGGGGGTTTCATAAACACACTATACCGCTAGTTAAAGACAGGGCGCCAGGTCCGATTGCGTCAACAATCGAACCTGGCCTCAATCCACTGACGCAGCCAGTGAACCGAGCAAAGGCTCTGCCACCTTCCGGAAGGCGGGCGGAGTCTAGCATGTTTATTAAGAAAAAGGTTTACAGATGGCAACCCCAATCGTTCCATGGCTAGGCGGCAAACGTCGCTTGGCTGACCACATTATTCCTCAGTTCCCCGCTCATAAGTGCTACGTGGAGGTGTTCGCTGGCGGCGCTGCGCTTTACTTCATGCGGCCGCCTGCAGACGTCGAGGTGATCAACGACATCAACGGCGAGCTCGTTCGGCTCTACCGCGTCGTGCAAAACCACCTCGAGGAATTCGTGCGGCACTTCAAGTTTGCGCTTACCAGTCGAGAGGTGTTCAAGTGGCACCAGGTGACGCCACCCGAGACCCTGACGGATATTCAAAGGGCGGTGCGGTTCTTCTATCTGCAGCAGCAATCGTTTGGGGGCAAGGTGCAGGGTCAGTCCTGGGGCACGGCTACTACGGCGCCCCCGATCAACCTGCTCCGCATTGAGGAGAACCTCTCGGCCGCGCACCTGCGGCTCGCTGGCACGTACATTGAAAACATGGACTGGCACAAGCTGATGGAGCGCTACGACCGGCCACATACGCTCTTCTACCTGGACCCGCCATACTGGGAGACTGAGGGTTACGGCGTCGAATTTCCCTTCGACGAATACGTACGCATGGCTGCGTTGTTGAAGCGGCTGAAGGGTAAGGCGGTCATCAGCCTGAACGACCATCCGGACATCCGGCGGGTCTTTGCCGACTTCCAGATGGACACCGTGCCGATTAAATACTCTTGCGGTTCAGATGCGGCAGGGCGTGGCACGCAGCGATCAGAAGTTGTGATCTACAGCTGGGACCGTACAGCAGAGCCTGCAGGCTTGTTCTAATATTTCGGGCTGTGCAGACGTCTGCACAGCCTTTAAATTTTATTGGAACTTGCGTGCTGAAGGTGTTGCTATTACCTTCACAAGCTCCGCGTTGATAGCCGGCATAGTGAACGGCTTTTGCACATAGCCGTCGATCGACTCAGGCAAAGCTGAGGGCGGGGGATACCCACTCACGACAATGACCTTCAAGCCATGCTGGAGTCTTTTCGCTTTCGCTGCAAACTCTTCTCCGCTTGGGTCTCCAAGGGTGAGGCTGATTAACATCGCATCGAAGTGAACGTTTTGCAACAGGTCAAACGCACGTTCGGTAGTGTTGGCTGATACCGCAACGTAGCTGATGGCCTCAAGCATGTAGGCCATCGTTTCACGGGTGAGGTTGTCGAGTTCTACAACAAGGATACAGCCGAGTAGTGGCGACGGAGAAGGTAGGGACATATGCCCATCATTTTAACCGCTGGGCTTATACGGTTTCTAGTAGTCTGTACCAACGATGCCACAGGAAAACTGACCACTTGTCGATACTCCAACATAAACAGCCTCAGGATCTACCTATAGGGAGGAGGACCTAAAGCCTGAACGGCCAAGCGTTCCTCTTCTAGCTCCTGGCACGTCTGGTTGCTCTCCGGTTGCGACTGTACGAAGTGGCATCGGACATCGCCTTTTTAGTTGTTACGGTGAAGATCTCGAGCTTTAATTTGTGTGTATCTGGCAAGCATTTTCCAATCGCGATGACCGGACACTAATGCAACCTCTTGGATCTGATAGCCCTGCTCGAACAGCCGGGACACGCCTTCGTGGCGTAAGTCGTGAAAGTGCAAGTCTTCGATCTTAAGTGCTTTTTTTGCACGTGGGAAGATTGTGGACACTGTGTCGGCCAAGACGGGGAAGATCCGGCTCTCTGGCGTTAGGTTCGCCGGCTTGGGCTGGCGTTGCACGATCTCGAATGTACGGCCCAGCAGAGGCACCTCCTGGTCGTTACCGACCTTTTCTCGTGGGTGCTTTCGGTTTCGGATAATTATTGTCCGGTCGCCTTCATTGAGGTCGATCCAACGCAGCAGCGTGATCTCCTCAATACGCATGGCGGATTCGATCGCGAAATGGATAATATCCCGCATAGGAAGAGAAGAGTGCTTGTCTAGGTAGTCGCACAGTTGGTCGATCTCCTCCTCAGTCGGCCGCCGCTTACGCTCCGTCGACTTAGTCGATATTTTCAGATGCCCCATGTTGGCACGTGCGGCCTCGATAGGCTCAAGGCTGATTGGGAGCTTCCACAGTCCCTTGGCAGTTTTGAAGACGCCGGCGAGGTAGGTGAGATCAATCCCGATCGTAACGCCCGAGGCGCCTCCTTTGCGGCGATCACGTACGAATTTAGTCAAGTAGTCGTCCGTAATGTCTGCTACAGCGACGTCACCGTGGTTGCGGCACCAAGCATTAAGCACTGCCGTTTTATTTTTCCCGAACGGATGCTCGGCTCCGATCTCCTCGATGTACCGGTCAATGAGCTGTTTTAAGGTAAGATTCGCCAGTCCACGCACGTCCTTGAAGCGCTTCGCATCCATCTCCGCCTCGATCTTCCGGGCCCATTGGGTCGCCTGGGCTTTGGTCGAGAATGTTTCCGCTACCGATTTGTGTCCCTTGCGGCGTATTTGCGCCCGCCAGGTGTCGCCGATTTTTAGGATGGAAGCCATGTAGCAATTTCGTAGCACTGCGGTTGAGATAGTGCGGAATTTTGCGGGAAAGTGCGGGAAATAGCAAACTACTGATTACATAGGAAAAAGCAGGTGCTTCAATGACTTACGGAAAGCGAAAACTAAGTGTAGCGCCCATGATGGACTGGACCGACCGCCACTGCCGCGTCTTCCACCGCCAGATCACGAAACACACCTGGCTCTACACCGAGATGGTCACCACCGGTGCGCTGGTGTATGGCGACGTCGAGCGCCACCTGCGCTATGACGACATCGAGCACCCGATCGCCCTGCAGCTCGGCGGCAGCGAGCCGGCCGACCTGGCCAAGAGCGCGAAGCTGGGCCAGGAGTGGGGCTACGACGAGATCAACCTGAACTGCGGCTGCCCGTCCGAGCGCGTGCAGAAGGGCGCATTCGGCGCCTGCCTGATGAACGAGCCGCAGCTGGTGGCGGACTGCGTCAAGGCGATGCGCGACGCGGTGATGATCGACGTCACTGTCAAACACCGCATCGGCATCGACAAGAACGAGGAGTACGGGTTCGTGCGCGACTTCGTCGGCACGATTGCGGACGCCGGTTGCCGCACCTTCATCGTCCACGCCCGCAATGCGGTCCTGAAGGGCCTGTCGCCGAAGGAAAACCGCGAGATCCCGCCGCTGCGCTACGAAGTGGCCTACCAGCTCAAGCGCGAGTTCCCGGAGCTGGAAATCCTGATCAACGGCGGCATCAAGACGAACGACGAGATCGCGCTGCACCTGCAGCACGTGGACGGCGTCATGCTGGGTCGCGAGGCCTATCACAATCCCTACCTCATGGCCGAGTGGGATGCGCGCTTCTATGGCGACGACGTGCCGGCGAATACCCGTGCCGAGGTGCTGGCGGCGATGGTGCCGTACATCGCCGGCCAGCTGGCGCGCTACGGCCAGTACGGCCTGAAGCTGAACAGCATCACCCGTCACATGCTGGGCCTGACCGCCGGCCTGCCGGGCGCGCGCGCCTTCCGCCAGATGCTGTCGGACCCGAAGAAGCTGGCCACGGCCGATCCGCAGCTGCTGCTGGAGGCGGCGGCCGGTATCCGCAACCTGTAGCAGGTTTGCCCCCGCAAGCGGGCAGGCAGCAGCGGTACTTTCAGACAGCGGCGCCCAAGGGCGCCGTTGTTGCGTTTACGCCTGTAGCGCGTTCGCAAAACGCCGGCCTGGCGAATCGAACACACGCTTACCCGGATCCTTATTTCCTCACAGATATAACTACTTCCACATGGCAAATAAGGTGGCGTACGTAACAAGAACTTACTTGTTTTTTTCGCTAAATGTCGGAAATTTGCTACATGGAAACACCAATTTGTGTAGACAGCTCAAGCGCAAGCTTGCTCTACAGCAAGAGCCAATCCATAATTTCTCAGGTAGCAAACGAAGATTTGCTGGAGAAACGCTCCGGTCCGGCGAGCCGTTTCTTGCAGACGCAGATTTTTTCGTGTGATGTCGCACGATTTGATTTATCCTTTCGGAAACTATTTCCGTACGGGAAATCTGCGTTCATCATGCGGGCACTGATTCCAGGCATATCTGACTTAACAGAATAGGGAAGGCGAAATGAATTTATCGAACATGAAGGTCGGTATGCGCTTGGGACTGGGGTTCGCCCTGGTGCTGGTGTTGCTGGTGGCGGTGACGGTGGTCGGCGTGCTGCGCATGGCCCAGATCCAGGATCGCCTCGATCACGTGGTGAGCGTGAACAATGTTTCGAGCCGTATGGTCATCGAGATGCGCAACAACGTGCAGGACCGTCTGGCATCGCTGCGCGTGCTGACCCTGATGGCCGACCCTGCCGACATGGAGCCGGAACTCAAGAAGTTCAAGGAACAGTCCGCCAAGTACAACGAAGCCCAGACCAAGGTCAGCCAGATCTTCGCGACCGACGGCAGCGACGCCGAGAAGGCCCTGCTGGCCGAAGTCAAGCAGCACGAAGCCGCCGCCCTGCCGGCGATTGCCAAGGCTTCGGAACTCTACCTCGCCAACGACGCCATGAACGCCACCCGCGTGATGGTCAAGGAAGTGCGTCCGGTCCAGAAGAAGTGGACCGAAGCGCTGGACAAGCTGGTGCAGCTGGAAGACAAGCAGAGCGCGCAGAGCCAGGCCGATGCCGCCGCCGCTTTCGTGAATGCCCGTAACTTCATGGTCATCATGCTGGTCGTCGCCGTCGTCATGGGCGTGGCCGCCGCCTGGTTCATCACCCGCGGCCTGATCAAGCAGCTGGGCGGCGAGCCCGACTATACCACCAGGATCGCCGGCAGCATCGCTCACGGCAACCTGGCCATCGACATCGACACCAGCACCGCCGACAAAGGCAGCCTGCTGTCGGAAATGAACGAAATGCGCAACAGCCTGGTCGGCATCGTCGGCCAGGTGCGCCGCGGCACCGAGACCATCGGCACCGCCTCGCGTGAAATCGCCGCCGGCAACATCGACCTGTCCTCGCGTACCGAACTGCAGGCCAGCTCGCTGGAAAAGACCGCTTCGGCGATGGAAACCCTGACCACCACCGTGCGCCAGAACGCCGAGCACGCTCGTGAAGCGAACCAGCTGGCCGCCAGCGCCTCGGACGTGGCCCGCAAGGGCGGCGACGTGGTGTCGCAAGTGGTGGGCACCATGGGCGAGATCAACAGCTCGGCCAGCAAGATCGCCGACATCATCGGCGTGATCGATGGCATCGCCTTCCAGACCAACATCCTGGCGCTGAACGCGGCAGTCGAAGCGGCCCGTGCCGGCGAACAAGGCCGCGGCTTCGCGGTCGTGGCATCGGAAGTGCGCAACCTGGCCCAGCGTTCGGCTGCGGCGGCAAAAGAAATCAAGACCCTGATCGGCGACTCCGTCGAGAAGGTCGAGCGCGGCAGCAAGCTGGTCGGCCAGGCCGGCGTGACGATGGACGAAGTGGTGGCGAGCGTGAAACGCGTGACCGACATCATGGGCGAGATCGCCAA